CCCCTGTGCCGCCCCCCCCGCCGCCTCCCGGTGAGAACAACGACGAAATGACCAGCCGCGCCAGGCTTTTCAAAATATCGCCAACCAAATCCTTGAAGAAACCCAGCTTTTTCGTAAGCGAATCAATGCCCTTATCCACCACGCCAAGAACTTTATCCTTGAAGCTGGCACCGATGCGCTCAAAGGATTCTGCCAGCGTTTCCGCCTGCGAGCGGAAGCCCTTAAAGAAGCCTTCAAGCGGGGTTAGTTCTGCGCCCAGCGTGCGAAGCTGCTCAATCTGGGCTTGCAATTGGGTAATCTTGAGCGGGTCAACCTCAGCCTGTTGCTGTACCTCAAGTGCGCGGATCAGTTCGTCGCGGTATTGCCGCTGAATCGCCAGCGTTGCTTGCTTGGCTTCGGCTTCGTTGAGAATGCCCAGCGTCAGCAAGTTCTGAATGCGCAATTCTTCAACCCGCAAATTAGCATCCTGCTGGCTGTATTCCAGCGAGGCCCGTTGCGCCGCGAGCAAGGTTTCCCGCGCGCGAAGCTGCTCCGGCGTGAGCTTTTCAGCCGTGCGCAATTGCTCGGAAATATTATCTGTCGCGGGGAGCGCAAGCCCCTGTGTCTCTTTCAGCAGCTTGTTGCGCGCTTCGGTTGCGGCCTTTACAAACTCGCGCTGATTGGCGATCTCAACCTCTGTTAGTTCGCGTGTCTGGATGGCCAAATCCGCCCGCAATTTGATCAACTGCTCTTCAAGGCGAATCTTTTCCGGCGTGCCCGCTTTCGCTGCCGCCAAGGATTTCTCCGTTGCGGCAATTTCCTGCTGCGTCAGGCCGATGGTCAGCGTTGTGTTCTCGCGCTCAAGGCGAATTTTCTCATCATAGAACTGGCTCAACGTCAGCTTGCGGTCTTCATAAAACGCCTTCACCGCATCCAGTTCGCGCTTATTGGCATCAATTGCAAGGCGTGTTTGCTGCTCTAATGCTTCTCTCTCAAACTGCAATTGCGCTTGTCGGAGTGCGCGCACCTTGGATGCTGCGCCCTCCGTTTCTGCTTTCAGGCCCGCAGCTTTCGGCTTATTGCGCGCCTCTGCGATCTTGTCACGGAAGTTTACAGATGCGGCAGCCAGATCGGCGTCTGTGATGATGTCCGCATCCAAGTTTCGCCCTTCCTGTACCCGCTGCGCGGCGTCGCGTCCGGCTTGTCGCTGTTGCGATTTCAACCCCAGAAAACTGCGCGCATTGCCGACCAATCCGCTCAAGAGGCTTGATGTGGACGGAAACGCGGCAGCCAACCCGCCGACGATTCCGTTAGCAAGGTTGCCACCGAGCGCTTGCCCGATTTCGCGCGCTAGCCCGGTTTTACTCAGCAGGCTGCGAAAGCCGGTCGTGATCGTGTCGCTCAGGTTGACAATGGCGCGCGCGCTCAGGGTAATCACGGCGTCCCACGCTTCGCGCCACGCCTTACTAAGTGAATCCCTGAACCCTTGAATATCGCCGGAAAGCAGATTTAACCCGGCGCGCACCAATTCACGCACCACGTCTAACGACTCACGCACCACATCCTTGAAGGTTTCCCATTGACCGCGCCAAATGCTGCCAAAAATATCGCTCCATACTTCCAGCGATTTCACCAGCGCATCCAGTACCGGCCCGAAGATGCGGTTAATGTCCGGGGCGATTTCGCGCCAGAACGTCACCACATCGCCGAATTGCTCCCGTAGAAAACTGAACGCATCGGCGGCAATGCTGCGAATATTCCCAAAGTCCGTCGCAAAGGCGACCGCAAACCCGGACAACGCAGCGGTTGCAGCAAGGAGGATCGGCGCTAAACCGCCGAACACGCCCGCCAATCCACCAGACGCCCCCGCGCCGGTCGCTCCGGCGAATACCGTTAGCAGATTGCCGAACGCCCCCACGGTTTGCACCAGGGAGCCGAACGCAATCACTAGCGGGCCAATCGCGGCAGCCAAAACACCAACCGCCACGATGATCTGGCGCGTGCTATCCGGCAGTTCGGCGAAGGCTTTAGAGAGACGCTCAATAATCGGAATGGCTTTTTCGACCAGCGGCGCAAGCGTTTGAATAATGGCAAGGCCGAGCGGGCGCAGCGACACAAGCACGCGATCACGCAATTTCTCAAACTGCGTGCCCAGCGATTCTGTAATTTTGGCAAGCTTCGGATTGTTCTCTGCCGCCGCCGCAAACGCGGCAAAAAAGGCATCCGTCGTGGTCAATCCTAGCTTCTGCGCCGCTTCACGGATCGCCTTACCATTGATCGGGCTGTCCACGTTGAATAGATTTTTGATGATCTCCCCGGCCAGCGGCGATTGGCCTATAAGCTCTTTTAAGTCGGTGCGCTCAAAGTTTTGCGTGACCAGCTGCACAAGGTTCTGTGAGAACCGTTGCGGGTCAGCAAGAGGCGCAACAGCATTTAGCCGTCCAATGGCAGGCAATAGGCGGTCAATTGTCCCTACGGAAACGTTTGCGACACGCAATTGCGCGTCCAGCGTTGCGGCAAGATTCGTCGTCAGGCCGGGTGTCTTCTGCGACAAGGCCACCAAGGCGGCAAATCGTTTTTCCGCATTCTCCGCGCTGCCGGTCAGCGCTTTTAGCACGTTGACCTGTTGATCAATCTGAATTGTGCTTTGCACTGCACTACGGCCAAGGCCAATGATGCCTGCGGATAGACCGCTCAGGAAGTAACCCGCCTGCTGGATGGATTCGCCCGCCTCGCGCACCGTGGATGAGTACCGCTTGAAGAAGCCGAGGACGCTATCCGGTGGCGCGGATCGCCGAATTGCCCGCTCCTGCGCCTGTGCAAACCGCAGGGCATCGCGCTCCGCTTGAATCGCGGCCCGTTCGCGCAACAAGGCGCGCTGCGCATTCGCCTTGGCTTCGATCTCAACCAGGCGCTGTTGGTGTTTGCGCTCCGCGTCCTCGCTCTTTGTGTGGCGCGCCGTTGGCGAAAGAATATTGTCTAATTGGCTGCGCAGGCGTTGCGCATTGCGTAAACCTTCCGTGATGCCCGCTGAGAGGGCATCCCCGATCTTTTTTCCAAGTGATTGCGCATCCGGCACGGCAGAAGAAAGCGCGGATTGCAGGGCTTGCCGGATTTCGCCTTTTTTGCGGGTGATGTCACCCGCATCCAGCGCAATTTTGATCACAATCGCTTCAGCCATTGCCTATCCGTCCGCCTTCCCCTGATAATTCCCGCCCCCAAACCAAGGAGGCATCCATGACAATCCTGTTTGCGCTTCTGTTGGCGCTCTCCCAATCCAATCCCGCGACGATTCACCTTGAAGCCGCGCTGGTCTATCAAAACGGTGATGTAAAACCTGTCGCGCGCACCGAATTTCTGCTGCTCGACGACGACCTGGGCAAAATCCTCAACGAGGCAAAATGCCCGATGCCGTACCCGCTCAACCTGATCACGCAAGACGCACAGCTTCAGCAGGTCATTACCTACGGCAAGGCGCTGCTACGGCCCGAAAGCTACACCGCATACTTGCCGGAAGCGGCGAAAGCCTTACAACCGCACGTTCTGCAAGCCCAGAAGACCGGCTTTGACGGCAAAGCGACCTTCACCACGGAGGCGAAAGTCGTCTACCTGTTCGCCGTCACACGCACCGCGCGCGGGTACGTGATCTGGAATCACAAGCTCAGCGTCAAACCGGGCGAAAACAAGGTGCAACTCTCACAAGACGAAGCCGCCTTCGTGTACTAACGCCCGCGCCGGATCGCATCTAATCGCGCAGCTGATTGCTCGACCCCGTGTTGCTGCGCCTTCGTCTGTTCTTCGCGCGCATCCGCACGGTTGAGCGCCGCTTGGTACGCCCGGAGGCAGGCCCAATCCGCGACGGGTAGCGCGTCCGGGTAAGAGAACGTCGCGCCCGCCGCGTGCAAGCCCGCTAAGTCGTAGGCTCGCGTGATTACGGCCAGCAATTCGGGCGGTTCCGTGCCCGGCTTTGTGGGCAAAAGTTCGCAGCCCTTCACATTGCAAAGATCAAGAACGGGAAGCTCGCTGTCTTCGGCGCGCCATAGTGCAATCCGCCCGTTTTCCTCGCATGGGCCTTGCCCTGGGCACGCATCCTTCAATTGGCGGCGCTGGTAAACGTCGTTTGCGAGGAACTCCGTTAGCCGCCGCGTCAGTCCAAGACGGACGCGCTGATTTTTCCCAGCAGGCATTGCACAACCTGGCGCTTCACGATCGGGTCAACCGCGCCTTTGTCTGGCGGGGTCGCGCCCGTCAAGCTCACAAACAGCGCGTCGTACAATTCCACGTCTGCTTTCAGGTTGGCGCGGAATTTCATCTTGCGCTTTTTACTGCCGGTGCTAAACGTGGTCGCAGATGCGCGCCGCTCATAATCCCGGCGCTGTTGCTCGGTCGGCTGCCGCAATCGGTGAACGATTGCGTATTCCGGCGCGTCCTCATCCCCGCCAATCAATTGCCGGATGTCGTATTCCTGCCCATCCAAATCAAAGCCGTCGCCTTCGTCCTCTACCATTTCCACGCGGAACAGATAGAGCGCACGCACGGCGGCAACCTTATGATCCGCAGGCAGCTTGGCGGCAAGCTCCGGCGTCACGTCAATCCACTCATCCGGCTTGGCGTCCCCCGTGCGATAGCCCTTCACCTGCAATCTGATCTTGTCCCACAGGCGCGCCGTCGCGGCCTTATCTTCAACGTGAAAGGCATCTTCACCGGGTGAAACTTCTTCCACTTCGGTGACGCTTTCGCTTTCCCGTGTGACCAGTTCGGCCAATGTTGGGCGGCGCAATTTATGAGAGAGGGTTTTGCCACCGACGCTGATCTGCACTTCAAATTCCGTCTGTGTCAGCGGGTAGCGCTTGGGCTGGGTGTCTACGGCGGTCTGTACTGCTTCTGTCATATCCTTCTCCTGTCAAGGCTTCCTGATGTATTCATCGGCCCGCCGCGCGTCAGGATGCGCGCCTGTCCCGCTGCTGTACAGGCAGCGGTAAGCGGTGCCGATGCTGAAAGATCACGCTATCAGCGGCTTGGCGAGTTCCAATCTATGTCAAGGTCTCGGAGTTCAAGCACCGCGCTCACTGGTTCAAGCTGAAAGGCTAAGCCATCGTGATGCATGACTACCTGCGTCGTACCTGCCCCCTCACCTACCAGTGCGAAGCAGGAGCTAGCTCTTACGGTAGCGCGCACTGCGTATTGACCGGCTGTCAGCGTGAGAGTGCCCCCAGATGAAGCGACGCGCTGCACTTCGCTTGTAATGCCTGGAATCGTCGCATTCATTACCATTTCCCCAGCGGACACGCCGCGTTCGGCATCCGCCATTTCGTGCGTAGATCACTCACGCCCCAGCGCGGGCAACCACACGCATTACAAAACAAGCCTGTTTCTGTAGCGGCCATTCGCTCGCACCGTCGCGCCGCCTGTCCGCTGCCGGTGCAGGTCGCTTGCCGGTGCAGGTATTCCCCAAGCGATGCGTCCCCGTGCCGCAAGAAGGAACTCACGGCACGGTAGAACGTTTTCGCGCGGGTGATTATTGGCCGCAGCATTTGCGCTCCGATACGTGCAAGCGGGCAGCAGCTTCGTCGCGGGCCTGCGCCTCCTCGACGGTGCAATTCCACAGGATTGCCAGGGATTCCCAGCGCTCCTGCATTTCCAACGCCTGTAATTGCTCAGCAGTCAAGCCCGCCTTCGGGTCAAGCGGTGGCTCATCCGGCAATAGCTTTGCCGTGGGGGCGTCCTGATCGGGTTGTGTGTCTCGTTTTGCCATATTGTCTAACTAAAGCTGCTCGCGGTTGAATTGACGACCTCCACAGTCAAAATGCTCGTGCTGCTCGTGGTCGCCTGGAATTGCAGATTGACCGCCGCCTTGCCGTTGCTATCCACTTGCTGCACCCGCGAAATGTACCCATTCGGGATAATCCACTTCAGGTATTCATATGTCGGGCCAGCCGCATCCAGCACCGCGCCACGCACGCCAAAGGTAATGTTCGTCAAGGCGGTGTTATCGGCCATGTTTTGCCACCACGTTAGCGAGCTATCCAGTAAGACTGTGACCTCTGCCGTCACTGTGCGGTCGCCGTGGTTCAGCGATGCCACATAGGGCGATGCGCTCGTGCCGCTCGTCGTGGTGTAATCGCCGCGAATCTGCTGTGTGTCGCCGATGCAGCGGTCATCCGTCGGGTTGTGGTTGTTCGCCAGTTCAATAGACCAACTCCGCACCTGACAGTTTGTGGCCAAATCCTGCGCGGATCCGTTGTTAAAGCTCACGAACGCGTACGGACTCAGGCACGAAAACGACGGCGTAGACGGCAGCGATGTAACCGCGTGCGGCGTGCGATGCTTGCCCGTGCCCAGCAGTTCAAATCCGATCTGAACCGGGTTGGTGCCGTCTTGCGACATCCGCATCCGATCCACCACGCATCCGGCATACAGCCAGGTCGCGCCGGAACCGCTAATGGTTGTGACTACCGTGCTGCCCGGCAATTGCAAGCCCGACGATGACGCCAGCATTGGCGCGCTGTGCTTGTACGCGGCAGATGAAACGACCGTCGTATCTGTCACCGTGCCACCAACGCCGCGCAGAGACAGGCGACTGTACAAATCAAAATTGGCTTCATCGGCAATGCTGATTCCCGGCGGCAGCCAGTACGTGTTGCACTGCGTAGAGGCAAATTCAGACCCGGCCCGTCCTAGGTCTGTGCGCTTTTCCAATTCAGGATAGAGCGCAATCGTGTTCGGATTGGTCGCCTTGAGGAAGTTCGCGCCCGTTGTGACCGGCGTGTTAAACGTGCTCTCCGGGTTTTTCGAGATATAAAGTTCCGACGCTCTTTGCAAATAAGCCATAGCAATACCCTCTGGTGGTGCAGGCTTGCTATGCGCTGTCGAGCGTTGGCCGGTCTGGTCACTGCAAGGCTTCCTTCGCCGTCCGCTTGCCTATTTGGTTGTCAATGGTTGGCGCTATCGTCGGCTGCGGTTTCCTTCAGCCAAATTTCCAGCGCTTTCACAATCCCCTTGAGGGATGCGATTAAGGTTTCCAGTAATTTCTTCGTTGCGGGTCGCATCTAGCACGTCGTCTCCCAGCGAATCTTGGCCGTCCCTTTGGCAACGTGTACCGCGACCGGCGCAATGTCCACGCTCAGCGCGATCTGGTAAAAGTCCAGCGGTTGCACCCACGCCAACAACTCACTCAGCGCCGTTCCGTCCGGCGTCGTTCCGGTCAGCGCGCGCGGATTGGAGAACGCCTGAATCACTGCTTCGCGCTCCGTGCTCATCTCGTCTTCCGAGTTCTGGCCTTCGGCCCCGGTCTTGTATTGAAAGAACTGCCACACGTGATAGCGAAGCTCATACTCCGCGCCGTAGCTTTCCGCTTCTGTAACCGATTGGCCCGCCAGCGCGACCATCCAACCGTGAACGCGGGGCGTCGGTTCATCGCTTTGCAGAATCCCCAGCCAGCCACCATCCTGAATGTTTAAGATGTTGCGCGGCACGACGATTGCGCCCGGTGCAGCGTCCCGGATTGCCTGTGCGATGCCGTAGCGGATGGCTTGCTCTGTGGCCATTAAATCAACCCCGCGCTATCGCCGATACGCGCAGACGTATCACGAAATTTCTCTACCACGTCTTGAATTGCCGGGCCGACAAACGGACGCGCCGCCATCCGAGAAGTCCCTTTTTCCAGGTATTCCGCATAGGGCGCAGCGATGGTCAGCACGCCGGTTAGCGCATCGGGGAATTGCTCCGTGATGGAGCGGAGAAGGTTGCCGGTACGGATTGCGGGTGCTTCGCCCGGCGCAGAGGCGCGATAAGTGCCGCCCAATGGCTTCGGGCGGCGATACGTGCGACCGGTCTTGATGCGTCCAAACTGCTCCGCGAATGAGCGGCGAAGCTCGTACACCGCATCTTTGATGACACGGCTTACGGTGCGCTCAACCGTCACGCGAAACACAGCATCATTGATCTCAACCGAAAACACCTAAATCGTCTCCACCTGCACCAAGTAAAACCGCCAATATCGCACCGTGCTGTTCGGCGGGATCGGAGCGCCCGCCACTTGAAAAAGCTTTGTTCCGTGCTGCCAGCCAATCCCGCGCGCAACATCGGCGGCGGTTAGCTCTAGCTCGCTCACGCTCAGTGCAAACTGCACATCGGTGGGCAATTGCCGCCCCTGAAAATCCAGCGTGTTATATGTCCAGCGCCGCTTGATGCTCTTGTATGGCACTGCCGCCAACGTGCTCACATCGCGTCGCAGCAGGTCAATCGCATCCGGTTCGCCCGTCGCCACGTGGCATTCAATGCGCGCCAGTTCAATCGCGTCGGCCTGGATTTGCGCAAGGTTCGTCAGCATTTCACCAGCGTTCTGCTTGCCAATAACAGCCCGGATAGCTTCATCCGCGCCATTTTGCCGAGTGCGCCCAAATCGCGCCCGGTGGCAACCTGAAGCTCTGTCCCGCCCGCGCTGACCGTGCGGGAAAGATAGGCTTCATCCGTCCACGCCGGATTTGTCGCCAGCGCCAAGGCCATCTCACACTGGGCATCTTTTACGGGCTGCGGGATCGCGTCAGCCGTCCAAAGACGCCCGCGCAAGTCCACCAGTCCCGTTGTAATCGTGGTATTCACCAACCGACGGCGAACGCCACCGAGGCGGGGCCATTCCAAGGCTTGCCCGGAGTTGGCCCGGCTCCCGATGTAGTTCTGGTTCTCAATCCACAACATTGCCTCCAGCAGAAAATTCGCCTTGTCATCGGTTGACACAGCTTCCCACCGTGAAGCGCGCGGCGTGGTCGCAAAGTACGCATCCGCGTTCTCGACGGAAACGTAGCTATTGGACGAAGCGCCGCTAATTGTTGTGATTAAGGTTGCCGCCATTATTCGTCAGCTTTCCCTTTTGCCGCCGGTTTCGCCGGAGCAGCTTTCGGCGCGGGTGCAAAGACTTCCACAACGACGCCTTGCGCGGTGTACGCCTGGCTGATGCTCGCTTCATTCGGGCCGGGGTAGACCACAACCTTGTCACAAGGCTCTGTCACACCATCCCAGGAATCCGCATTGCGATACACAGCGCTTTCACCCTTGGCGCGCAATTCATCGCGCAAGGAAAGCCCTTCGCGGTTTTTCGATTCTGATCCGTAGACAATGATTTTCATCGTTACAGTCTCCAAGCAAAGCGCAGTGTAAACACCGGCTCGGCTACAGTGTTGGCCAACGTTCCCGTCGCGGCGACGCGCACGCGCAACCGATCCCCCGCCACCACCTTCAAATCGGAAAGCGTGGTGCTCAGCGTCAGTGTGCGCTTTGTGTGCGCCGCAAGCGCGGTGCCGGTCGTGGTTTTCGTGGTGTTAGCATCGGTCGCAGCCAGCAACGCGGCAGAGCCAGCGCCAGCCTGACCCAGGTTGGTAATCGAAAACGTCACGTAGTTGGAACCGTTGGCAGCCAAGGCCGTTGTCCCGGAGAACAACGCCTCTGTCAGTTCGGCGTTCTTCGGCGCGATCACGTAAATATCCGTGTTTCCGGTGGTCGCAATCGTTGCCGGGTTGGCCTGGATAACCGTCTCACCAAATTTCGCGGGCATATCGCTCCTTTCGTTTCGTAAAGCGCAAGGGCAGGTATTACGCCTGCCCCATTACGCGAAGTGATTAAGCCGCGATGCACTGCAACACGACGCCAGCGGTGTCTTTGTTGTCCGTCACGCATTTGTCCCAGTTGGAGCCCGTACCGAGCGTGCCCGATGTCGGATTCGCGCCACCGTTGGCCACGTCCCAGGCAAAGCCCTTCACGCCGATATTGAAAGCGTATTCACCCTGATACCGGCGCACCAACTGTTCCAAGCCCGAAACGTCGTCAATCAGCAGGTCGGTCGGCTCGGATTCGAGCAAGCGAATCGCGCCCGCCGTCAGGCCCAACACGAAATACTGATCCGGGTTCGGCGTGGTGTTGATCAAGCTGGCAGAGTCCGTCACCAGAATGGGACGGCCCAAGCCCGGCACGTCCACGCGCTGCAAGAGTCCCTCGTAGATCGGCGCAACCTGATTGGCAACTTCGTTGATTGCCAAATCGAAATACTGCGTCGAGTGCATCACCCAGGCCACGATGCGGCTGCTGGCATCACCAAACTTGCGCATGGTGCCCAGCAGATTGGTCATCGTCGCGGTGGCAGGTGATCCCGCTGTCACGTCATTGGTCAGCGCGGCAACGTTGTTGATCGCAACGCGCGCGGCCAACAAGCCGTCGTTCAACATCCCCGTGACCATTTCCTTGCCGATCTGTTCACCGGCAACGATGTTGAACACGTCAGGATTCAGCCCCGACATCTTGAACGCCTTCTTGGTGGCGTCGTATTGGAACCGGCGATGAACTTTCACGTCCACGTTTTCAGCCTGCGCCAGTTTGACCGCTGTAGCAGCCGAAACCGAGGTCAGGTCTTGCCGTCCCACCGCCGTAGCTTGCGTGAAGAACGAGCGGTAAACGTAATCGCCCTTCGTGGTGTTGGAAGTCATCAGAATTGCGCCGTTCGCGCCGTTCGTGATGGCTTCCGTGCTCTGGGTCAAAGTCTCTGTCAGAGCGGTTGCTACCTGCTCGTTATAGACCTTGAAATCACTCGTCAATGAAGTTGCCATGTGTCCTTCTCCCTATCCGTTATCACCAGACAGGAAGCGTGTTCCTGCCCATCCCTCTACATTGGCAGCTTGTTGTACGCGTCGGCCCCGTGCCGCCGTATGTATTCTGCCTTTTCTTCGTGCGTCATCTTGCTGCGCTTGAAGTTGCCACCACCGCCCGCTGTGCGCGTGCCGGTCGTGGAACCACTACCGCCGTGCTGTTCTGGCGCGTCGTATAAAAAATCAAATTTGCTGCGCAGAAACTCATTTACAAACCGTTCCGGCTTCAGGTCGCTGGGCATCCCGTCTTCGTCCATCGGAACCAGCGTCTTGCCGTCCTCGTTCCATTGGAAGAACTCATCTGCCTCTTTCAGCCACGTTCCCAGGCGCTCTTTCTTCACGCCATTGGAAAGCGCCAGCCCGGTCAGCGTCGTGCGCTTCACGAACGCCTGATGATCGGCTTGCACTCTGGCAAGCTCCGCTTCGCGCTCTTTCAACGCGGCGGCGTGTGCGTCCTTCAACTTCTTTAATTCGCGGTCGTGGCTCTGCCGCCATTTGGCTTGCAGTTCCTCCACGTTCACGCTCTTGCCATCTGCGCTCTGGCCTTGCGTGCCGCTCGGCGTGGTTGTCGCCTCGCCTTCGCCTTCTGCTTGCTTGGATTGCCACTCCTGGAATGCGCTCCAAACGTCATCCTCAACGCCTTCAAATCTCTTGGCCGCGTTCTGCGCAGTTTGTAATTTGCCCAGAAGCTCTTGATTCTTCTTTTTCAAGCCCGCCGCTTTCGCTTCCGCGTAGCGTTCGGGATCAAGCACGAAACCTGCCTCGGTTTCAGCGTAAACACCTTTGAACTCATCCCCGACCTCATCAAGGGACGCCACCTGTAACGGAATCGCCATTTCCTCTGCCTCGCTTCGGAATGCCCAGCCTTACTGGGGAATAAAAAAAGCGCCGCGACTCCCGAAGGAATCACGGCGCTCAACTCGTGGGTTTGCCTACAATAGGCAGCCTACTTTTTCAACAAAAGAACCTGACGCGTGCGGCGTGCCGGATGTATCTATCCCGGCTTTGTAGCTCACCCCGAAAGGACGCCGCACTTGAAAATGAACATCAGAATCACTCGCGCGGATTATACCATAACCGCACAATTTGCAAGCACAATTTCTACGACCGGCACCGGGGCTGTAACTTTTCCCTCTTTTGCCGGATACCAGACCGTCAGGCGATGGCACAGCGGGCAATAGGGCCGCGTGCGGTCGCGGAACTCAATTGCTACCGATTGCTCGCCAATCGTGCAGGCGATCAGCAATCGTACCCCGTCCGTCCGGCCTAGCTCTGCGCCGCAATTTCGACACACAAACAAAGAAAGGCTTTGGTATACTTCCATCATGCGAAAACAATTTCTCAACGCGTATAAGGGGCGCAAAATTCAGCCGGAAGCCTGGAAAGCGTTCGCCCTTGACCTCTCCTTTAATGGCTTCCCCGTCAAAGAAATGAGCCACGATGAACTGCTTGTCATCATTGGCGGGCTTGCATTTCGCGGACTGGCGGAGTTTGCGCCGGAACCACAGGCGGAGGGGCTAACCGCCGCTGTTCTTCCTCAATCCGGGTCAGTTCGTCTTCCTCGTCCAGCGTGTCCGCCAGCAAGCCGCCGCGCTTCTCGACGGAAAGCAAGGTGCGAATAGAGAGCATCTTGTCTACCGCCTGCTGACGCAGCGTGGCCAAGTCTGCCGGGCTGAGAATTAGTTCTTCGCCTGTAATCCCCATCTCAACTTCACCGCCCGCATCGTCACCCAAGCCGTACCAGAGCGCGGAAAACTGCAAGGCGAGTTCCAGGCAATCCTTCAGGGCTTGCGTGATCTGCGAAAGGCGCGACGCGCGCTTGCCTGCTCGCAATAACTGCTCCGTCGCGGTCGTAGCGACGGCTGAGCCTTCCAATAAAAGCGACTCAAACCCCATCCGGCGAATCTGCTCCTTGTTCTTCGTAAGCTGCCGCTCCATCGCCTGTAGCCCTGTCCCCGCTGGCTCTGCATAGGCCACCATCCCGCCAGCCTCACAATCCAAAATCGTTGTCTTGCCCCAGGCTTGCTGCGCGGAATCTTCCTCGGCTGGCTTTAGGTTTACTGTGAACGGGATCGGGGATGAGCAGATGTGAAGGTTGCTCTCGTGGTCGGATTGCTGCACGTAGTCCTTCACGCACAGACGCCCCAAATCGTAGAGGGTCGGCCCGCCGTTCTGGCGCTCGTCGTCAGGATCGGGATTGGCAATAAAAGGCGCAACCGGAATGCGGGAGAACTTGCGCGGGTCAAGCTGGCCATTGTCTACCAGCACAGTCTTGGTGGTCTTCTTGCCGGTGAAATCCGCGTCCCCGTCTTGTTCTTCCCATAGCTCCCACTCTACCGGCCCGGTTACAACGTATTGCCGGTTAGAGATCGCCTCCACGGGCAAGCGCCAGACGCGATAGCGGACAACTTCCACCTCGCCAAACGCCCCCTCCGGTACGCTATCCACTTCGCGGAAGACGATCTGCTGAAGCGTCGCCTTGCCATTGATGAACACGTAGCGCGGGCGCGTGTGAACCTGCGGCCCGGCGTACAGCGTCCAATAGGGGCGCAGGTTTAGCTGTTTGGATTGGGCAGCGTCCAGCGTGCCACGTTGCGCAACCGGCACGCTCGGCATATCCACCAACACATAGGCCGCGCCGTAATGGATGCCTTTGCGCAGCAACCGATGATTGAACACGTCCATGTGTGTTCCGGCAAGGTCTATGTCCTCCGCGTCGGTCACGATCTGCGCCGGAACGGTTTGCGATAGCTTCACCGGCTTACGCAGCACCGCGCCTACAATCGCGTCCAGCGTTGCGGCGTAATCACCATCAAATGTGCTTTGCTCCAGCCGGTCAATATAGGCGGCGTCCGACTCTGCCGGGAATTGCGGCAGCATATCGGTCTTTGCTTCCTGCATTGCAAATGATCCGCCCAAAAGCGTATCCACGAATTGCCACATCGTGCGCAACCGCCCGCCGTAATCCGCGCTCTGGTAATCTGGTGTGTCTGCCATCCCGTCCATCTCCCGTCCCGTCCTAAATCCGAAACTCGCGCGCCCGGTATTGCGGAAAATGCTTTTGCATCACGCCATACCGCAAGCAGTCATACGCGTCATCGCCGCCTTCGCCATTCATATCCGCGTCCACTTTGAGCACGTCTTCAGGATCGCGCGGGTCACAAACCATACGCGTGAGCGTTGAGATCGTGCGCGGGCATCGCTCCCGTACCAGCTTGAGCCGTGGCGCAATGCCCAACTCTTGATTGCCCAATCGTTCCGCGATTTCCTTTGCCCCTGTGATGCGGTCAATGTTCGCCTTTTCCAGCGTGATCCCTATGCCCGCACCCGTCTCAGGATCAACCGCGTCTTTGTACTGCTGCGCAATCGTGCGGGCCGTCGCATCCCCCCGCTGCTGGAAACAATCGTGCCCGGCAACGATTTGGCGGATGCGATGAAAGGGAATCTTGCATCGCTCTGCCAAGCGCCGGATCGCCCGGCAATGCTGCGGCACTAGCCATTTGTGCTGTACGTGCTCTGCCAGCATATAAATCACGCCGTCATTGTCGCGCGTAAACAACCCAAATGCGGTGGGGTGCGCAAAGCCGTAGTCCAGCGCCCCCCAGATAGGCCAATCTCCCGGCACGTCAAACGGTTCGCACGTATGCAAGCTCTCGTCCCACGATTCAAAATATAAGCCTTCCGCGCCAACCCATTTCCCGTCACGCAGCCGCGCCCGCCGAATGCCTGTCAAACTGTTGAGCGTTGCCATCGTGCGTTCGCCTTGTGGCGTCCACACTTGCGCAACCTCATCCCACAGCGAGGGGTTGTCTTTGTGCGTCGTCTCAAAGAGCCGCAATTCCGGGCGCTTAATGATCCAGTGATCCTCCGCGCCGGGGTTGCAATCGCCAAAAATCAAGGGCGTTTTCGTTACCGCACCGCGCCCCGTACACCGCGTCAGCAGCGTCTCCCAATCCGACAGGCTCAGTTCTTCGGCCTGGTTCAGGTAAATAAAATCGCGTTCACCGGACAGAATCTTTTGCGGGTTATCCATCCCGCCAATCCACAACCGCGATCCGTTCGGGTACTGATACCACTCCGGCTTCTGTCCGCCGTATGGCTGCGCCGGTGCGTCTCCCATCGCTTCGCGTAAATCCTGAATGCGACGGTATGTGACCAGCACCGTCCCCCAGATCGCCACCTGAAGCTTGCGCGCCAGAATCGCTTGCGCGCCCGGCGTCTCGCGCAACAGGGAATCCAGACGCCAAACCGTAGCCCAGGTTTTCCCTGTCTCCGCCGGGCCGGACAGCATAAACTCTGCCGTCTTTGCTGCGCCCGGTTCGCCCACATACGACTGGATCGCAAGGTTTGCACCGCGAAAGATAGGTGCGGAGGGTTGCGCGTCCCGCAACGTCAAAGAACGATTCGCGTCAGTGTGCAGTCCCTGCGCGATCAGCGATAAGGCCGAATTGATTGAGAGCCGCTTGGAACGCGCGGAGGTCTTCTGTGTCCCTAATTGTAGAGTTTGCTGCATCAACGATCTTGCCCACCATCGCCAACAATTGCTCAGCCGTGTACACCATTTCAGACTGCACCAGCCGCCGATGCTCACGCTCCTTTGTTCTACCAACCTGCTCGGTGACGCGGTAAACCTCCTGCCAACGGAGCGAATCTGCCATACCGCGATTGATCAACGATTCCAGCCGGTTTAAGGCTTCCGTCATTTGCGCCGCCGCCTCGGCCCGCTCATCGCTCCCCGCTGGTGCTTGCTGTGCGCGTTGTGCCGCCTTGCGGTAATCCTTGAATGCGTCTTGCGCCTGATCCCAGAGCGGCAACGATTCGCCGGTTTCCAGCAATTCGTGAAGGCGTGCTTGCAGCAACGCAGCGTCGGCGCGAAACTCCATCAACTGCGGGTCTTCCAGACTTTCGCGGTATTTTTCAGCGAGTCGAGCGGGAATATACTTACTGCGGCGTCCGTGTTGGTACGCGTGATGCGCCGGGCCAATCGGGCGCGTGCCGCCGTGCGTCCGGCAATATTCGCGCCCATTCATCGCGCTCTTGCCGCAAGGTTCGCCTCGGTTGTTTCTCCCTTTACACTTCATGGTGAATGACTTATCAAGAAAAGCGTCGCACCGATACGCCAGATGTTCCCTTTTCAAGCGTTAGTTTTACAGGCTTAGCCGTTTAATCGCTCTAGCAACTTGGCGGTCTTACCAGTCTCAGCCTCCCAGCGAGAGATGATCACATTCACGTATTTCGGCTCTACCTCGACAACGCGGGCTTTGCGGTTCGTGCGCTCGCAGGCAATAAGGGTCGTGCCGGAGCCGCCGAAGGGTTCAAATACTGTGTCGCCTAGTTCTGAGCTGTAACGAACTGCCCGTTCAACAAGTTCAACGGGCTTCATGGTTGGGTGCTCTTCTGAAACTCTTGGGCGAGGAATCTCCCACACATCATCTTTGTCTCTACCTGCGGAGTCTGAAAACGAGCTTTTACTTTTTGCGTGCCATCCGTACCAGATAGGCTCATAGCGCCGGTGGTACTTACTGCGTCCAAGAACAAACTGATCTTTCACCCAGATCACGGTAGCCGACCAATGGAAGCCTTCAGCGCGAAGACAACTGTCAAGCGTTGGCCATTCAGATGCACCTAAGACGCAGTAAAGATCGCCCGTAAGATATTGAGCGAGTGGCCGCATAAAACCTTGAAGAAACGCTCGAAAGTCTTCAGGGGAAAGATCGTCATTTTCCAAGCCCTGTCTTTGCCTGTGCCTTGGATTTGAGTCTTTACCGATTGCTACGTTCCACGGTGGATCAGTAAAACACATCGTAGCTTTTCCATTTGCCATCACCCGCGCCACGTCTTCAGCCTTCGTGCTATCGCCACACAGCACTCGATGTTCGCCGCATTCCCACAAGTCCCCGTACTGCACTCGCGCTTGCAATTCTTCGGGTGTTACATCAAAATCGTCTCCACCATTTCCAGGTTTAATATCTTCTACCCGCGCCAAGCTCGCCAGTAATGCCTCAATCTCATCTCGCTTATACAGCGAACTTACGTCAATCCCACTCTGCGTGTGTTCAAGCAGTATTTCCACGTCCGGCGAATAACCGACTTCCGACGCGCGATTGTCCGCAATAGCCAATTGCCGGGCCTTGTCGCGCTCGGCTCCCTGGCCAAGCAACCGTAAGTCCGTGCGTTGGACGACAACCAATTCGCTGCCATCGGTTTCAATCACGCGCACGGGTAACTGGTGGTTGATTGCAACCTCCAGCGTCTTGTTGCCAGCAATCACGACCCCCTCGCTATCCGCCAGAATGCTTCGCCCCGCGCCTAGCTCGGTCAGCGACCAATCAATGACTTGCCGCCCGCGCTCCGTGCCCTTGTTCACATTAGCCGGATCAGCTTTCAGGTCGCCGACGCTTTGGATTTTCTTCTTCGCCACTACTCACCCTCTCCCATCCACCGCTTGCCCGTGAAGCGCTTCCGCCCGATAACTAAGCAGTTCGCATCTTGACGAACTGATAATCATGCCCACCGATAGAAACTGAGCCAGCCGGGTCTGGCTGCCAATCCGAATCCGCGCGGGATGCGCGATCAGCAATGCTGAACAACTCTTGCATCACAAGGAACAATTGCCTCGCTTCGGCTGGTGTCAGCGTGATCTCTTGATCCTTTAACGTGATCTCAACTTCGTTCATACCAACTCCTACCTATTGACCACCTCGCGCCCCGGCACGTTCAGCGCCAGGCTTACCACCCGGTATTCCGGCGTGCGAAACTGTTCGTGCGCGGGCCGGTGCAGCGATTGCAGCCTGACGACCTCGTTACGCGCCAAATCCGCATCGTTCCACGCGCTCAGCACGGCAAGCGGCTGGTGCGGGTTGCCCCAATCTTCCACGGTTAGCCAGATGATGCGGTTTGCCATTACTCATCCTTAAACCGCGCTTGCAGTTCGATTGCATCCCCAACGCGCACGCCCAACGGCAGCCGCGCAACGGGCAGGCGGCAATCGGCGATCACTTCGCCCTCGCTGGTCAGGTGCGCTTCCAGCCATTCGGAACCGTCGGCAGGCGATGCCACCGTGATGATTTCGCGGACTGTGAGCGTAATGCCGGTCATTGTTTCTTTGCGTCCGGCGCAGGCTTCACCACCGGCGGGAAGTACAGCCGTCCGTCCTGTGTGGGCACCAGTTTCAATTCGTGCGTGACTTCCGTCGCACCGCCGCGCAGAAAGGCGAGCAGCATCAGCGAATCACGCTGCCCCTGCAAGGCGCGCAATTCAGCGCTCAGCGCATCCAGCCGCAGGTTGATCATTTGCCAGTCGTTCGCTTGTTCCTTGGTCAAGTAAACGGGCTGCGGTTGTGGCGTAGCCGTGACCGGCGCGCCCTTATCCTGTGCGATCACAGAGAACGCTTGCGTGAGTACCAGTGCTAGCAGCAAGGCCGCGCCTGCCAGATATGCGAATGTCCGCCAATGGGCGGAAACGTCTTTCCCGGATTCCATCACTTCATTGCCTCAAGGAATGCCTGCTGCGTTTCCAGCCCGGAAACGATCAGCAGCAATTCAGCCGTTAGTTGTAACGCCTCATCGCGCGCTTGCTCGCGGTTCGGTGCCTCTGCGCACGCCCGCAGGCCCGCCATAATCGCGGCGCGCCGTTCTGCCTGTTGAACAAATTCGCTAATCATATTTTTCTGTGCGCGGGCAAGTCCCCCGTGTTGCTTGCCCGCGCGATCCACAAGGGCCGCGATGACCTGGGTGCTAATCCCTCGTGGAAGCTTGCGATTACTTCACCCGCGCTTGCGCGAGCTCAGCCACGCGAATGTATTTCGTCCGTTCCTCTGCCATCAGGTTTGCCAGCGCGTAAGCTCCTGCCACGTCTCGACGGACGCTCTCATCACCGCGTAAGGCTTTCTCCCACGCGTCGCGCCCTAACAAGAACATCACGAAAATATCAACGATGTCCGTTGATGGGCCGCCAAGGTTAAAATCATCAGTCGGGTTCTTGTCCATAAAATCCTTAAACCGGAAAGCGCCGTGCGTCAGCCCCCGTGCCAATTACAGCGACGCCTTCCGGTATTTTGCCGCAGCCCCATGCGGCAAAGCTCTATGCTTGGGGATCGTCCGTGTCACCGCGTCGGCGTGGTTTCGCGCGCAGGATTGCCCCCCAGATGCCTTGGGCAAATTGCACCACGAATGCGCCCGCGATCACGATCAGCAAGTTATTCAAAAAGCTAATTTGCGTCTCTAGGCGGATCATTCGATTTTCCAGCAGTGCCACCGCGCGCTGATCAGCCTCCCGCTGCTGCTGCAATGCTTCGCGCGGGTCTTTCGCCTCCTGCTCCACCATTGTGATGCGTCCGGCTGCTTCTGACGCGCGCACAGATTGCCTATATTGCGCAATCACGGTGCCACCGAAGCCCAGCAGCCACAGCAGGCCGAAAGACAGCACAAGCGCCTGTGTTTGTCTTACTTTCCTTGCTCTCACCTATCCCCATCCGTTCGTTTGTGGCACCTGTCAAAACCTTGCCCCTTGCCCGCTCCCCAGCGTTCACCCCGGAGTTTTTGGTAAAACGTCCGAATCCAACACCGAGCCATTAAGAGAGCGGGCAAGAGATTGCAGGCCGCCCGGCGCGTGCAATAGACAACCTGCCCCGCGCCCGCCAGCGACCATTCCGAGAACTTAGCGCAGTTGTTTTAGCCGAAGCTCAACCACGTTCTGTAATTGCGTGCTGATGTATTCCTGCACCGCGTTGTATTTCTTGTCGCGCATTTCCCGCAGCAAAAGCGCATCTGCGCCTTTCTGTGCAGCAATGTCCGCCGTGAAGTCGCTGGCGATGTTTCCCATCGCCGTGATCAGGTTGGCCGTATCCTGTGCGCTACGATACGCCGCCGCACGGCTCGCCTTTTCGCCCGCTTCGTTCAGTTTTGCTTTGAGTTGCTTGGGTGTAGTGCTTTCCTCTGCCGTTGCAATTGCCAACCGGAAAGCTGAAGCGGTAGAGCGGATAATCAGCAACCAGCCACGGACGCGCGTTTCTTCCGGGTGCAGCTTCGCAATTGTGGCGTCAATTTGGCCGAGGTAACGGTCAGCTTCCGCGAGCAATTGCGCTTTGCTTTGTGGGTTGATTTCAACGGTGGCATCAATCTGGCGGGAGAAGTCCTGGCCGATGTCGGATGTGGATTTCAGCGCCTTTAAAACTTCTTCTTTGGTCGGGTTGCTCAGCGTGTTAGGCGCGTAGGTATTCACCGCCACCACGACGCGCGACGCAGCCAGAATGCCGATCTGGAAATTGTAGCCAGCCGCCGTCAGCGGGCGTTCTGCCTTCTTCCAATCACAGGCCACAAGGTTCAATGCGAGCGCGGTAATCAATACCAGCGCAAATCCTTTTCTCAGGGTACAGATCACGGATCACCTCCTTACAGTTTGCCAGTAACGATTGCCTTCACATGCTCAGCCGTAACGCCGTCCGCTGGATTGCTTTGCAACGCCACGCTGATCAACTTGTCCTGCAATTGCGCCTGCGCGTGCGCCTTAATCCAAATCCAGACCAGCGAACCGACAAAGAAAACAGCCGCCGCAGCTTCAGCGACTAGGAAATCGGTCTGATCCTGTGAAACGACACCCTTCTGCACCAAGTACGCGGTAATGCCACCCAGCAGAAAGCGCGTAACGCTCAGGGCGATGCTCTTGTAAATTTCCGTTTTATCCATCGTTACTTCTCCCCTTTCTCCCGCTTGCAACGCCCGCCGTCGTGAGCACATCGGGTCAGCGCAAAAGCAGAATCCGTCCATAAACAAAAAGCGCCACCGAGTAACTTCCGGGACGAATCCGGGAAGCCCTATGGTGGCGCGTCACTGAATTAAATCAGCCGAAACCTATTTAATTGTCTGCTGCGCGTTCGAGCGATTCAAGCCGCGCAGCTTCCTGCAATAATTCGGATAATTGCTGCTCTGCTGCCCCAAGCGTGCGGCGGATGGAGTCAATCAGACGGCGCTGCTTGGCTGCTGACGCACGAATAACATCCGGCGTGATGTCTTGCCGGGAAATCCCTGCCAGCGACTTTACTAGCTTCGCTTGTTGAGCCATACACCTATTCGGGGCACCGTGTACATTATAGCCCAGCCTGTTATTTTTTGTGCAAGAAATATTTAGAACAGTGAGTGGACGCTGGAGCAGAGCGAAAACTTTTTTCGTGTTTTAATAATTTTACACTTGCACTTTTGCAAGTGTTGCGATACTATCTGCCTGTCGGTTGGCAATCACGCCAACGACGAACCAAGGAGGTTTCTTATGGCAAACACTGCCGCTCATCAAATCGCTGTTTCCCACTTTGGCGCAAAGCGCATTAAAGCTTTGGCTGCTCTTGGCATCGTAATCGTCGGCATTCAAGCATTGCCGGATGCTACTGGCTCGTCTCTCAACTCAGAAACGGGGTACTGCCTCGACAACAACGGCGAGCATCAAGTTCGCAGCTATTTGGAAGTGATTGCGCTGGTTAATAGCTAACCAGCGCAATCTAACCACCGTCCGCGAGCCTGCCCCGCTCGCCTTAATGGAGAGATCATGTCAGTGCAAATCATTAAACCTAAGAGCAACACGCCACAGGCGGAGCAGGTGTTAATTGAAAACGGTTTTACGGTCTTGTCGCCGTGGGTAGACGACAACCGATTTGAAAAAGACGGGCAAGTTTACAAGCTTTCACATCCTGTTTGGCAGATTGGCCCGTCGGGAAATTTCGTTGGCGTGCGAATCGAGAAAGAAGATTGAGAACCCGCTCGCCTTCTTTTTTTTCTCGTTTTTAATGATTTCCCACTTGCACTTTTACAAGTAGAGTGGTACTATCTGCCTGTCGGTGAGGGAAACGACAACTTTTAACAAGGAGCACGACAATGACTTTCAACCAAATCGCCACGATGAACGAAATCCAAATCAGCACCGCGCTGCGCCAAATGACCAGAACTGAACTCATCGCCTTCTGCAAGGCGAACAAAATCGGCGACATCAAAAGACTGGGCGGGCACCTGAACGCCGCCTTCCTGTGGTGCAAAGAAGTGGCAGCCTACGCCAGCATCACGCTGCGGTAAGGCTGAGGCAGTGCCCCGCTAACGACAAGGAACAGACAACGAGGAGTAAAACGATGCGTTACGACTTCATTCTTACGCGCGACAACACAAAAGACGGTGATCAATGGTTTGGCGAGGTCTACGCCCAACCACAGCAAGATGATGATGACGCTGTTCACACTACCGGATTTTGCGCCACATGGATGGACGCGCAAGCTGACTGCAACCAGTGGATTAAAAATCAAGAGGCAACGCAATGAACATCAGCGCAGCACTAGAACGCCTGCAAGCGCAAGGCGTCGAACTCACGCACCAAGGCTTACGCTACCGCATCATTCTGCTGATTGAAGCTGGCAAGTTAAAAGAAGAAGAGGTCAAGCTTGGGATGACGCGCAAGGGCCAAGTCCGCTGGGATTTGAGCGAGAAGCACCTTGAAGTGATCGCCGCTTATGAAGCGCCGCCTGCCGGGCGCGGTGGCGGGCAATCGAAAGCAAAGCGCAAGGCGCGCAAGGAGTAGCGATGGCCTTCAAAGCGCCACCAATGCCCGCCGCAATCTATCGTCCGGCACCCACCACGCCGGATGAGCAATTCCACGCTTACCGCACAGCACTGGCAATGCTCTGGGCGCACGCCGCAACCGCGACCGGCAGCACGCGCGATGAACTGGAAGATGCCGCCATCATTGCCCAGCGGGCGCTGGATGCGCTGGCGGATGAGCTACTGGCGCGCTAGGCTGCCTTCCTTACCGGCCCCCGGCTTTTGCGCCCGTTCCGTTGCGACGCCCGCACCTTTCGCCGCGTCTTCGCCTGCCCGCCTGCCTTCCCCGCCGCCGCCAACCGCGCGCGGTGCTCAACGTAAAATGCACCCACATCGGCCAACGCCAGCAGGTAGCGCCGCTGCGTCGCGCTCAACGCAAGATCGTCAAACATTAACGGCGCGCCCGGTTCCGCTAAGTAGTTGTGCAAATTCCAGGCCGCGAGGGCGGCATCTGCAAGCTGCTCCGGTGTAGGGCGATTACTCCCAGGATTTTGAATATTCATGGTCTTTGTAAATCGTCGGCAATCCGAACACCACAACGCGCGAAACCTTGTGCGCGCGCAGCTTGGCTAACTCGATGGCGACCCTGGTCTTGCCCGTCCCCATCTCCATGAGCAAACCACCAATGCGCGACGGCAGCACTTTGGCAACCGCTGCGCGTTGGTGGCTCATCAGGTCTGTGCGGGTGGTGAACATTAGCTATTGCGCGACATTAACAACAATCGGAGTTTGCGCGTTGAGTTGCGCGATCTCTGAATCGGAAATTGGTCGGCAATCCGTACGAGACCATGTAGCCATGACGTGGCCCAACAGAATGGAACCAGGGTATTCAAGCGTGTGCCATTTGGTGGGGTGCATGATGTCGCCCCGGTTCGGGACGGACTTGAAAATCGGAGAGTATGCGTGCTGCCCTTCCGCGTCTGCTTCGTTATACGAGCGATCAATGATCACCCCGCATAAAGAATCTGTGAGCTTTGCGTTGAGAACACCCGAAGGCGCATCTGCGAGCGAACAGAGAGAAGCGTATGCACTTTGAGGATTGCTGTTGAATCGGGAGGTTCTGACGAACCCCACGAGTTGAAGTTGGATCGTAGACATTGTTAAAAGTCTCCTTTCGTGTAAGGCGTACCATCATGGTCTGCTGGGCTGAACGATTCGCCTGCCACGCCAATCCCGCCCGCCGCGATGCGGAGCAACTTGGCGCAAGTCGCGCACAGCGGATCGTATACCGTAACACCCGCAACTTTCCCTTTGCGGAAGGTCGGTTGGCCTTCGATCCGATCACCGCACCGCTCGCAATGGAAAATCTCAGCAGGAGGGGCGGGAATTTCACCCGACGCTTGCCACGCGGAAACCGCCGATTCAATGGCGGCAACCGCCGCCATACGGATCAGGATGCCGTCGCAGATGGCGTACTCCGCTGGGTTTGCATTCAGCTTCTTCAACTGCGCAACCATTCCCGACGGAAGATTGCGCGAAATCTCAGTCTTGCCCGCCGCATCCAGCGGGAAGAAGTTGATTCCCTGGCTTTTCGTGCCATTGCTAATGGTCACGCGATACGTGCGCCCGTCTGCGCTGCCCGTGACCGTGTAGTTGCCGTCTTGGTAGATTGTCGTTTCCATTGCGTTTCTCCTTGATTTCTTAGGGCAAGGGAATACTACCCCAAGCTAGCTTAGGATGCAAGCAAGAAAATCAATCTTCGTCTAAAAATTCCGGCGCGATTCCCTCCGACACAGCTTCCACCTCCGGCGCAGCCTTCACGCGCGGGCGCAACTCCACGCGCACCGCTTGCAAGCGCCGCTGGCGCGCATCTTCCGCAACCTGCTGGGCGGCATCAGACACCCGAAATCCGTACTGTTGCGCGAAATCTAGCACCGCCTCATAGCTCTCTGGCGGCACGGCCACGCACGGCTTGTCATATCTCGCGCCGGGCAGCTTGATCGCGTGCCGGTACATGTCATCGCCGCGCCGATACTCAATGTAAAACCAGCCCGCCCGCGCTCCCTTGATCAGCTTCGTCACCCAGCGCGTTTGTTCATCCTGGTACTGCCCCGCCGCGATGCGCTCCACATCGTAATCATCCGGCACGGCCACCACGAACCCCTTGCTCAGCAGCTTGTATGCCGCCTCTATCAACCGATCCGGGAGCGGCCCGTTGCGCAAGGTGATCTGGCGCTCGCGTCGCATTTCCTGCTCGTTCCAGCGCAGGTTTAAGTTGTAGGCAATGTCGCGCAACACATCGTCGCGTTGCGCGAATTTCAGGCACAGCAAGTCGCCGACCGCGTAAAGCTCGGCAATCGTCTCCGTGCGCGGATTGTCTGGCCGCAAGGTAATCATGGGGCGATTTTACCCTAACCTGGCTTGGGCTGGTAGCAAAAAAAATAATCCCGCGCACTTTTTCTCGCACGCGGGATTGCGCATTTCGTGAGCCAGCCTTTCGGCACCCACCGCCAGCGCAGGCGAACGCGGCTATGATAGCAGATCGCGCCGCGCGGGCAACTCAGTAAAGCGAACTATCCGCGATGCCAAATTCCCGGCGAATATCCGCCAACTAGGCCATCTCTGATCGAAGCCTATTAAGCACGGCTGACACATCGGCTAAAACTTCCTCGTTCGTGAACCGAATAACCCGATAACCAACACGCCTTAAATGCTCATCACGCTGGTTGTCGTAACCTTCTCTGCCATTATGAAAAGACCCGTCTATTTCCACGATGATTTTATGATCAGCGATTAAAAAATCGGCAATGTATCCATATACGGGAATCTGGGGAGCAATCCCTTGTAGCTTTTGCGATTTACAGGCTAACCAAAAACATTCCTCGGCTGGGGTTAAATTCCGACGCATTCGATTAGCAAACTTCGCCTTTTCAGGCTTGCATTTGCTTTGCATGTCCCGCAATTCCGCAACCTGATCCCTTGATAGCTTAGCTTGACCATATCCAATTTGAGGAACAGCATCGCCCCTGGTCGTGTAACCGCCCTTATTATTTTCAGTTTCCAAGATGAATGTATATTCCCAGCTAATCCGATCTCTTTCATTGTCGGCTGATGGCATAAACCGCACTCGCTTTAAATGCTGCTTGCCTTCCAGTTCTTTTAAGACTTTTTGCAGCTTTTCTTTTCCCCAGCCAGTCTTAACCCTGAGCCAGCTCATGTAAAACTGCCAGTTCTTTGGCAAGACAGACACCATCGCCAAAAGAAAGCGAGCATCTGATGATAGACAGGTATCTAGCATCACATCAGACGATACGATGCCAAAACCGTTAGATTTTCTCTCAACCTTACAAATCATTTGTCCTTCTCCTGCGTAAAACATTGAAGAAGGCTAAAGAGGCAAGAATGGCAGTGGATTTTTGACAAAGCGAGAAAAGGCCGTGTTAGTATCCATCCGCTAACAATCTCTCTTTAACCGTGAATTGTTAGCAACGGCCCTTGAAGGTAGCAGTTCAAGGGCCATCGCTTTTCCCGCACATTATACCAAAAACTACCGAAAATAGAGCAAGAAAAAGGCCACCCGTAACGAGCGCACCACTCCCGCTCCAACGATTCACCGCTCTTTTTTTTTTCGTGTTTAATAATTTTCCACTTGCATTTTTACAAGTAAAAGGCTATTATCTGCCTGTCGGTGAGGACAACGAAACAACAACCGCTAACAAGGAGCACGACAATGACAGACCTGATGACACGCAAAGCAAACCTCGAAAATCAACTTTCCCAGATCGCAGGCGTTTCCGTCGAAGTGACCGTGCGCGGGCTGCGCGCCTTCACCTTCAGCTTTGAAACCGTGAACGCGGAAGCGGTCGCCGCTATTGAAAAGTACTTCGGCGACCTCGCCAAGCTGGAAGTCGAAGTGGACGAAGAATGCGGCACATTCATTTACGCCACGGTCTAAAACGCCGGGCGTGCAAAAGAAAAGGCCACCCGCGAAGGTGGCCTTTTCTGTTAAGCGGCGTCTGAATGAGTGCTCAGCAGTTCCGGCTGACTGAGCAATTTATTGATCGCTCTTGAACACTCCCGGTCAGCATCCGTAACTAATCCCTGGCCAGTCTTCAAGAATCCCACCAGCCAAGCCTGACGCTGCTCAATTTCACCGGGCCGGGGTTTATATTCTCCGTTTGCAGCTTGTGCGATCATGCTCAAATGAGCCAGCGCAATCGGCAGATAGTCAGCCTGCGTAAGATTTGCGGTTTCCAATTTGTTTCTCCTTGGCTAGCAAGCCGGATTGCTCCAAACTTTTCCAATTAAAATATCCCGCCAACGGAAAAGCTGAGTTATCCGCAGACGTGCGATCTGGCTTTCGACTGAGTACCCACAAATACGAAATCCCATACTCAGTTTCGGCGATGTTATACCCCGGATAGCGGCGAATGAGCCACCCCTTTCTAACACGACTACGCTTCCACTTTGACCGATTGAACGGCTCGACAGTCAGTTTTTCCTTATATCGTGTTAAATCAGTCACTTGCGCGACAGGCTGAGCACTCAGTTTGGGCCAAGCTGAGCACTCAGTTTGGGCTACATCAGCCGCCGCTTGTTGTAGGTCAGCGGCGTCTGAATGAGTGCTCAGCGATTCCGGCTGACTGACCACTTGCCCCCCACCTAAACCCGCCGCGCCAGCCACGCCCGCACGGTCAGCTTGGGGCAACTGTCCGGCATCGTCACCCAGCCGCTCAGCACCCAAAGTTCCACCAGAACCACCGCCAGCAGGAAGGCCCGGCACGCCCACACCGTCAAACGATGCCCCCAAAACCTTGTGGAAATTTTCGCCCATCGCTGACGCAGGGGAAGTGTCGCCCGGTGCGGTTTGCGGCGAACCTGGGGCGATTTCCGCCGCAGCGTTGGCGCTCCCTTCCCCACCTAGTAGCCCCCCATTTTTAGCAAGCTGTGGGCGATTTCCCACAGCCGCCAGAGAATCGTCACCATTCGCATTGCTTTCTTCCTGGGGCACAGGTTGAAAATGATTTTCAAAATTAGCGCGGCCCTGCCCTATCGCCCCCACAACGCCAGCGCCAGAAGGCAGAGCAGCAGGATCGCCACAAAGGCCGTCTGAATCCGCCGCGCTGGTTTCGATGGCGGGAAGTCGGGAAGCATTTAGAGCCTCGCCAGCATCGCCACGATGGCGGCTGCTACCATTCCCCAGCCCATCAGCCACACCGCCAGCAGGATCAACGCCAGCGGGCGCTTCTTCAGCCGTTGCCACGACGCCCGCACTTCTGCCCGGTTCTGTTCTCGTCTCGTCATTCGCTTTCTCCTTGTTTCGCGCCGCCAGCGGGGCGGGGTGAACGCCCGCTGTGACTGACGGCGCTAATTTTTTGGGCCGACGGTAAAGTTTTGGCCGGGCGTGGTCTGGTTGCTCGGTTGCGGTGCTGGCGTGGCGAAACCAAGCGGTTGCGGGCGCTGTGGCGCTTGCGGGACGGGCTGAACTTCCTCCACGTCCGGCGTCCCGTTGTCGTCCCTGTCTACGTGCGGCTGTGCGGCACGAGCAAAGGCCATCGTGATTGCCAGCACCAGCGCAGCCAGGGAAGGCAAAAGCGCGTACATGCCGCCGTTGACGTACCAGTCAGGCAGGAAGGTGGACGGCTTTGTTTTTTCCGCCGTCTCCTTCAGAGATTCTTGCCCGCTCTGCACAATGGTTTCGCCGATCTCCTTGCCTTGTCCCAAAGCACGCCGGGCGGTGTTGTGCTGCCCAACGCCGTTCAGCTTTTGCGCGACCTCGCCTGACGACGTAACCGCAGCCGTAACGCCCGCGCTTACAATCGCCGCTTGGCCCTCAGATACGCTTTTGAGCATCTGAACGCGCTCTTTGCTGGATGACTCATACTTCAGCACGGCCCCGGAATGTACGACCTCTGCAATCAGCAGCAGCCAGGACATCCAGAAGCACCAGTTGACCAGCCGGACAACCGTGGGGTGTGATCTGTGGACACGGCGCGCGCCAATATCGTCCACGAACAATTCCCAGCAGGTCAGGATAAGCGCGACAGCGGGCAAGAGCAGAAGACCAGCCTTAGCCAAAAAGCCATAGGTGCCCTCTCCCATCACGCTTTCAATATGCGACCAAAGCACCGACGTGGTAGCCACGAGTGCCAGCGTGAAAAACGCAAACGTTGCAATCACGCGCTGATTGCGAAACGTCGTCACGCGATTCGGATTTTCAGATTGATTCACCATTCACCTCGAAGTTGAGGCGATGAAGGCGGGCCGTTGCGGAAGATGTTGCGGGTCGGATACAATGAAATCCGCTGCAAAGCTGCGCTCCATCGCAGTTTATGGCTCCCGATAGCGCCTTGTAATCACTATCGGGAGCCGCAGCGGTGATGATACACCTTTTGCCAAATTCCCGAAAGATGCAAAAGGCCAGCCGAAGCCAGCCTTTCCATTCTCACTTTTTCTTTTTCTTCGGTTTCGGCCCTGAACCGGGCCGCGCCCCGCCGCGCTGTCTCGGTGGCAGGTCGAGCGCAAGGCGCACGATGTTCTGGTTGGTCAGCGCCGCGAAGGCGACATCATCCAGATCGGGCGCGTTTGCGCGTGCGCGCGGGCAGATGATGTCGCGCCATTCGGCGGCGGTGAAGCGGAGCTTCTCCACGATGATGGATTCTTTTAATGTTCCCATTTGCTTAAATCACAGCCACCCGCTCAATCCCCTTGGCGGTAAAGGTAAATTCCTCGCCGCCCGCAACCTGAACCTCTTTCCCTCCATCAGACGCGAAGCCAAGCAAGGGCTCTTGGCTTAACCTAGTATCAAGCAGGACAGGGCAACCATCTGCAAGATTTCGCGGCATATCTTGCGGCTTCCACCATCGAAGCGAAAACAGGTTGAATGTGATGAGCGCGCCAAAGGTAAATCCAATGGCGTGGCACTCTTCTGCTGTTAGAATTTTGCCTTCGGGCGGTCGCCCGTTGAGCTTGAAGACAATCGCCACATCTCCAAGCCGCTGCTTATATTGAATGCGATTTACCGGAACATCTTGCCCTAGCAACTCAGAGAGAATCTGCGCTGTGGCATCGTGGCCGATGGCCGATGTCACCGTGGCGCTTGGCTGATTTACCAGCCACTGCGCTTGTTGCAATGTCAGCGGGGCATAAACGGACGCCCCGTGCGTTGTCAGGATTGACGTGTTCAGTAATGCGATGTTCATGATTCTCCTTTACTTCGCAGTATTACTTATGGGTTAAGTTACGCAGCAGGTGCTTTCTCTAAGCGCCAGACATTTCCGGGCACTTGCTGTCCGACCATGTCGGCGAGTAAAGCGGTGGCGTACACTACTGCTTCTTTTTGCCATTTACCACTAATGTTTAGAAATTCGCCTGTTTGAATGTTAACAACGCAAAAGCCCTGCTTTTGCGTTTCTGGCACGTTCGTTAATGCGCCCCGACTCAGTTCGTCGTGATACATACATTTCTCCTTGTTTTTTTACTGCGTCCTTGTTTCTCTCCGGCGACCCCATGCCGCCTTCGATGGTTTGCATTATATTCAAAGTCGAACTTGAATCAAGGGAAAAATGCGATTGCGCAAAAAAAAAAGAGCCAGCCCGAAGACTGGCCCTTGCACACCACCGCGCACCATCATCACACCCGCATCGGCATCACCACTTGCCGCTGGCTCGGTTGCGCCCCTGCATCCGGCGCGCACAATTCAACCCGTGATCTCGCATCTTTCATCCGCAGAACCACATCGCCAGGGAAGCAGCCGAGCGCATCCAGAAAATATGTGGAATTGACCGCCAGCGCAATGTCCGGCCCAACATAAGCAACCGGCATTTCATCTGCACACTCGCCCGCGTCACTGGCTGCACTGATCGCTACGCGCCCATCGCTGAAATCCAGCTTGACCGTGCGGCTGCGTTCATCTGCCATCAGGCCCGCGCGGCGAATTGCAGCGGCAAGGTCTGCGGCGGCCATTGTGGCGTGGTGGTTGTTGTCTTTCGGCAAGACCAGTTCATAGTTCGGGAATTGCCCCGACAGCAACCGCGAGACAAGCAGGCGCTCTCCGGCGCGCACGAATAGCTGATTCTCGCTCACGGCAAGCTCAACGTTGCCGCCAATTAGGCGCTGCATTTCGCTCAACGCCTTGCGCGGGATGAGTACATCTAGCTTCGCATCGCCCGCACCCGGCAGCGGTTCTTCCGTGAACGCCAACCGGTGCCCATCGGTGGCCACCAAGCGCAGCACGCCGCCTGCGATTTCCATCTTGGCCCCGTTGAGCGTATAGCGGCTTTCTTCCAGCGTAATGGCAAACGCCACGCGCTCAATTTGCCGCGCCAATTGCGAACCTGGGATTGGCAAAAACTCGCCCGCCGGTTTGGCCACATCGGGGAAGTTCTCAGCAGCGAGGCTCAGCAGCTTAAACCGACTGCGGCCATACGTAACTTGGATGTGTTCGCCCGGATCGCCGCTAAACGTGATCTCTCCATCTGGCGCGTTCCTCACGACCTCACTGAGTTTCTTCGCGCTCAGGCAGCACGCGCCAGACACGTCCACGGCTGCCGCGCATAATGTTTGCAGCGTCACGTCCAGGTCGGTGCCGGTGATGCGTAACCATCCATCTTTCGCATCCAACAGCACGTTGGACAGAATTGGGATCGTGGGTTTGCGCTCCGTCACCCCTACCACAAGGGCAAGCTCTGCGAACAGAGCGGCTTTGCTAATGTTGAATTTCAATCCGCCTCCTTCAGTGCCGCATCTGCAAATTGCATGCGGCAATCGCTACACGTTAATCGGTGCGTTTCCAGCCAGACTTGCCACGCGAGCGTGTTCGGTTTTGGCCAGATACGCGTTGAATTGCACCAGGGGCACGCGAAATAAAAGTTTTCAGGATTGGCCATTACTTACCAGCCTTTGACACCGTTTACACATCGCCACGCCCGCGCGTTCTGCCGTCGCCACGCTTGCGCCCTTGGCCCGCCGTCGCACGCCGCACAGCATTTGCCGCTTGGCCGCATCCGCGCACCAGTGCGCTTTGCTGTGGTCATTGCCACGGTGCCGGGTGGCGTAATACCACCAGCACCAGCCGACGGCGCACGGGGCAAGCGGGGCAACAGGGAATAGCTCAAGCTGTGGCGTCATTAAACTCTCGCTCTTTCCAGCCGCCGCCCTCTTTCTTGGGCAATCGCTGAATTGCCACAAAGCGGAACGGGAACAAGGTGGCCGCGACTTTGATCTTGATCAACGCATCTTCTTGCCAGAAGCCTTTGACCTCTCTGCACTCGATCTCACCACTCGCCAACTGCACCACGAAATCGGGCGTGTAGCGGCAGTCATCCGCCAACTTGAGCGTGAGCCGCTCAAACCAATAATCCGCGATCTCACCCGCCAGCTTAAGCGGCTCCAAGACCTCACGCGCATACGCCGCTTCTAACCCGTTCATCTGTCCGGGCGTGTGTCGTCCTCGGCTTGCGCGGGCAACTGGACGCCTGCCGTTTTGTCGGAATTGCTTATAGTTGATTCTTGCGGTTTCTTGATTCTCCATATGCTCCAAACCTCCTGCTTACCTTCAATCCGATGCGAAAGCTTGTATTGCCCTCGCTCTAGTTTTAGCTTGCTGATTTTCGCGTCAGCGGCTTCCCGCGTCAGTCCTTCGTGCTGGCGCGTCCATCCCAATTCCACCCACGCGGCAAGCATCAATTCGCCGCGCGTTGGGCCTTCAAATTTCAAGTGCTGCGCTCTCATTGCTGGCTGCCTCCATTCCATCGCGGCCAAGTCACACCAATGCGCTGCGCGAAGTCTTCCGCTTGCACCGGGCCAACAAAGCTCAGGCTTTGCACGTTGAATCGATCCCGCAACGCCAGCTTGACCGCTTCCGTGGTAGCCGTCGGTTCAAGCTGCAATTTCGCCAGCAACTCCGGGTTGTGCTGGATTTGGCATTGTCCGAAAAGATGCTGCCAGTATGCGCCGTGCGGGCCGCGCTCTTTTTTGGCTTTTTCCGCCAATGCGCCATCGCCCTCCATCAGGATTTCCAAGCGCAACGCCCGGTCGTCGTAGCCGATCAGCTTGGCCGCGTTGAAGATTTCCGTTTCCGGCACATCAAACTTCACCTTGGCGCGCTCACGCGTGAAGACCAAGCTTGAGTTGATTTGCGCCAGGGCTGCACCAAATTCCGCAACGGGCTCCGCAGTATCCGCCGCAACGTAAAAACGCAGCCTGAGCCGTTTTTGCTTCAGCGCGAGCAGTGCCATCGCCGCGCCTCGGTCGGCATTGGTTGGCTTTGACCAGATTTCGATGCGCGCCGCATCGCCAAATTGTAACGCGTGCGCGGTCGGGGCAACCTCTGCCCAGAAAATCACGGATGTCATTTACGCCGCCTCCTTCAGTCTCGGCATTTCGTTCCATTCGACGCCATCAAGCAGGCGGCCAGCGGCCTTCTTGCCGACGCGGTACATCACTTGGCCAAGGATATTTTCGTATTTGCTGTAGGTGCCTTCGTGGAACTTCCACGTTCCGTTTTCATCAAAGATGCCGCGCTTGTAGTCGCTATCGTAATAACTCAGGATCGGCTCTCGCTTCATTACCGGATGCTCAGCCGGAACCCATTCCCCGTTTTGCTTGAAGAAAAACGGCACACCCGCCGCTTGGCACTGATCGCGTAAACTTCGCGCCCAATCCGGGTGCATTGGACGCGCGCCGGGGCCAGACTCGCCGCCAACGATCACCCAATCAACGCGAGACGTATTTGCGCCTTCGGGATAGTTTTCATTTGCAGGCTTCCACCCGTGGAGCACGTCCCATCGCTCAGGCCCAACTTTGGTTAAATTTACCGGCCCTAGCAGCGGCTCGCACGACAAGAAGCGAACACGCGCCGGAACCTTCAGCAAGTCAGGAATGCGCTTGTCGACCTGCTCTTGGTTCTCCACGGTTGTGCCGAGCCACACATTCTCCGGCGGCTCACCCCAGCCATCCCACGTCGGCGGGTACAACCTTTTCAAGTTCTCAGGCCGCTTTGTCAGCAGGAGCCAGTCCAAATGCGGCGTGTCATCGATCAGGCGAAAAAGCCTCTGACGTGGCGAGCGGAGTTCGGGTCGATCCTCAAACACGTCGGCCAGAGATGCGCAAAACACGCGCCGACGCTCGCCCGCCTTGGCTGCCGCCTGATTCCACGCGAGGGGTTGCCGCCAACCACGCTCACTAGCAACCTGCCTCTCCGCATTCGCGCCCCAGAGTTCACGCCCCACAGCGCGCGCAATGCGCACGGGTGGCTGATGCTCGGCATAACAATGAGCACAAGCCGCCGATACCTTGGCGCAACCAATCCACGGATTAAAAGTGTAGCCAGGCACCCAAGTTCCATCTGGTTGTTGATATGAAGTCCATTCAATTTTTGTTAATCCCATGTCACCGCTCCTATGTTATAATTTCGTGGTACGAATTAACCTTCAGCTAGCACGTAAATCTTTATGGCTCAAACAAAGGGGGAGGCCATCCGCTTTCAAAGGACGATCTCACACAATAGAAGCCAAGCTTCAGATGAGCGCAGCGGCAAAATTGAGGGGATCGAATCGCACCGGCAAGCCTCACACTGCCGAAACGAAAGCGCGATTGAGTCAGATCACGCGAGAGCGTGGCGCAAGAGGCGAGAACCACTACGCCTATAAACACGGCCAACACCAACGCAATCTGAGCGAGCGTCGAACAATTGAATACGCCAACTGGCGCGCCGCCGTTTTTAGCCGAGACTCTTACACCTGCCAGCATTGCGGCGACAGCAAGGGCGGCAACCTGAATGCACATCACATAAAAACTTTTGCTGATTTCCCAGAGCTTCGCTACGAACTTAGCAACGGCATTACGCTTTGCCAGGACTGCCATGAGAAAGTTCATCTGAAGCCAATTCCCAAAGCGAAGTGTCGTCGAAAAAAACACGCGCTGCCTACTTGACGTGTGATGCGCCCACTCGATTTTTGTATTTTCGCCCATCTCACTTCCTCCAAAATTCAATTTTTCCGCCGTGGCGCATTCGTAAGATTCGCAATCCGGCCTGCGATTGCCCGACGTGCGCACGCCGGTTGCTCTTCCCAAGAGAACTGATTTATAGAGTGGCTCAGTCTAGGCGAGTAAGTGATTGCCAGATTTTGATTTCTCTATATACAGTCCAAAGAACATCACGGCGGGTAAATCCCTAAAACTCCTGACAGGCGCGCATAATCGCCCGCCCGATAACTTCCGCAACTTGCGGCACGATGGCGTTGCCGAGCGCCTTCAAAGAGGCCACTCGATGCCGTCGAGCCAGTCGCTCGGAAAGCCCTGCAGCTGACTCACCCACCGGTAATTTAACAATGCGCGGCTGCTCCCATTCGTATTGAGGCTGTCCGGGTCGGGCTGGCCATTGATAACCACCGAAGCCGGAAGACAAGGCGACTTCCGCGCCTGCGCTGCGGGTTCCGTTCCGCTGTCTTTCCAGTCTCGCGTTGAGGGCGTCGGCCACAGCCGCGCAATTTGCGTTTCCAGATTCGGAAACCTGTTTGCCGCGTTCGCTATCGCATCGTCGGTTATTCCCGCTGCCATCGCGGAGCAATTTCGCGGAGTAGCCCACGAAGAAAATTCGCTCTCTTCGCTGCGATGCGCCAACGTCTTCAGCAGCCAACTCGACGGGGAACAATTCGTAACCTCTAGCCGCAAACTCACGCGCAATCCATTCGCTGAATTGCATTCCTTCAACGCAAAGTGAAGTGATTCCGCCAGGATTCTCCGCCAACACCCACACGGGTTTGACTTCAGACACCAAGCGCAGAAAGTCAGGCCAGAGCCAGCGATGATCGGCGGCCCCTTTTCGCTTTCCGGCGACGCTGGCGGGCTGGCAGGGAACCCCGCCGCAAAGAAGGTCAACTGTTCCGCAGTGCTGGGCGACTTGAGCGCCCGTGAGCGTTTTGACATCATTCCACCTCCAAACATCTGGCCAATGCTTTGCTAATACTTTCTGGCAAAATGGCTCAATTTCCACCTGGCCAACGCAACGCATTCCCGCGCGCTCAAGGCCAAGATCGAAGCCACCCACCCCCGCAAAGAGAGATAAAAACCTCATACGCCTAAAACTCCGGTTGCCAGAACGTGCGCTCAACCGCGCGGCTGTCCGTGCCGCCATCGCCCGCGCTGGTGAATGCCGCTTGCTGCGCTTCGGTCAATTGCCGATTACTGGTGCGCTTTTGGCCCTTCTTGGCTGCCAGCGTCGCCAGCGTGCGCGGCTGCTTGCCCATCCGTTTGCGCATCATTGTCGTGAAATTGCGCGTTTCGCGGATCGTGGCATCGAAGGCCACGAGCACAGGATCATTGCTTAAATCAAGTTTCTTTCTTGCCATCGTTATCTTGCCTCCCGTGCGGGCGTTGGCCCGCTTTGCGTGTTGTATCGCCCCGTCACAGTGTAATCGTTCAACGGCGGCGCAGCCATTCGCACCAGTTGCATTTGCATCACGCGCTGACCTGCTTCCAGCTTGATCGGCCACGGCGCAACGTTTTGAAATTCAAACGTCCACTGCGCGCCTTCGGGCGTGGCCAGCCCAAAGCCCGGATCGCCCAACCCCGCGTGCAAGTGCTCCAGTCCTCTGCGGCCCGTGCTGCTCTTGCTATAGAGCAGGGCAGTGACATCGCGCGGGATGCGGACAAATTCAAGCGAATGGCAAAGCACGAACTCACCCGGTAGCAGGTAGTAAGTGCTAAATTCCCGCGCATCTTCCCAAAGATCATCCGGGCCAAGCGACCACCTATTGCCTACATCGTGCCCCTCTGTTTCCAGTTGAAACCGCGCCACACTCAGCCGCTCCGGTGTGTAAACCTCTCCCCACCAGCGACGCGGGCGGCGGATCAGATTGCCCAGGCGCAAATCAATGCTGGCCGGATTGATCAGCGCGGGATCGTATGGCGTCACAAGCGGCGCGTCCCCTTCGCACAGTGCTTTGATTTGTTCGTCGTTCAGGATCAAGCGTGTTCTCCCCTATGCGGCCTTAGCCTTGCTGCTCATCAATTGCCGCCATTGGTTCAGGTACGCGGTGATGCGCTGGCGGTAAGCGTCGCACGCGTCAAATGTCCCCACGATGTCACCGCAAGCCGCGACGCGCTCAATCAGCGCCTCCGCGTCGTGCCAGCGTTCGCCGCTGATTGAGAATCCCGACGGCAACGCATCCCACGATCCAAGTTCACCCACAAACGCGCTGATCTCTGCGCACGCGTGGCGAAAGCTCGATTGCACAACCTCACGGCAAAACGCTATTGCTTGCTCTTGCGTTAAAACTCGCGTTCCTGGCATTGCTAAAACTCCGGTGTAAATGCGTACTCATGCCCCTCTTGTAAAAATGGCACGAACACTTGCACAGCCTGTCCACGGCTGAGCATTTGCTTGCTGTCGGGGTCAAACCAAAACGGCATGAAGGGCAATTCGCCCTCGCCTTCGCGTTGTTTCTGCACCACCCACGCCCCATCCGCGCCGTCGAGCGCGCCTTGTTCTTCGCGCGTCAGCGGCTCGCCAATTGACACTTTGGCCTGTGCCCGTTCGCGCGCCTTGTTGCGCCAAATCGCCAGCACGTTATCCGCCTGATCCGTGATCCCGCCCGAACCTTTCACGCCGTTGTTATCCGGCGGATTTTCTTCGGTGCCGTCCTTGCGTCCGTGCGCCACCAGCAAAACGTGCGCGTTGAACTGCTTGGCAAAATTCGCGGCGCGGTCAGCAAACGCGTCCTGTCCGTCTAAGTCGTCGCCGCGAATGCCGCACTTCATCAGCGAATCAATCACAAAAAACGTCACGCCGTAGCGTCGCCACGCGTACTCGAAGACCTCGAAAATCTTATCCGCCGTCACGCGCCCAACGTGATCAAACAGCCACAGCCGGTCGAAGTACCACGTCATCACCTGTCGGATGTACTCCCGCGAGGGCAGGCGCTGCGCGGTCAATTGCCGCACGGCGCGCTTGAGCAACACCGGCGCTTTCATTTCCAGCGAGGCGATCAACCCGCGCTCTCCGTGTGCAAGCGCGGAGTTCATGATCAGGTTGATTGCCTCCGTCTTGCCGTGGCCGCGATAGCCCGTCACGATGGTCATTTCGCCCAGGCGAAAGCGAAACTTGTCACCAAAGCCCGCCAGCGGCACAGCAACGCCTGTGTGTGTTCCTTCGTCGGGGTAAAACTGCTCAATGACTTGATCCGTAAAGGCAACCGCGCTGCGGAGTTCGTCTGGATCGCACGAATCGGACTCTTCAATCAGCGCGCGCATTTGCTCAGCCGACATGCCCGCGCGAAGGCAATCGTTCACGTCCTTGTGCCCATCCGGCATTTCCGGCACAACGCGGCACCGATGACGCCCCAATCGCTCAATTAAATCCGCCACCGCTTCACGGCCCGGCGCATCCTGATCAAAGTTCAGATAAATCACCTCGAACCGCTGCAACTGCTCCCACTCGCTTGCAATCCAGCGGTGTTTGCTGTCCTTGCCCGCGCCAAACGGTGTCGCCACGGCGGGAATGCCGTACTGATGCCACGTCATCGCGTTGATCTCGCCTTCCACGATCACCACCGCGCGCGCGTTGGCGGGGAACGCTTGCCAGCCAAACAGGATCGGCTCACAGCCTGCCTCTGCGTCAATCAGCTTTTTGCCGTCAGGCCGTTCCGTGCCCAGGTACTTCACAAACTTCAACTCGCCAGACGCCGCCGCTTTGAACGGGAACACCACCGCCGGGCAGGAATGCCGCCCGCTTTTGGCGGCAAAGCTATGTTCCGTTTGCGCGCCAACTTGAAACGCCTTGATCGTTTCCGCGCTTAGCCCGCGCTCGCGTGTCAGGTAATCCAGCACGGCGTTGCGCGGCATCGTTAGGTTTTTCACTTGCGGCTTGCGGTACTCAACCGGCGTCTCCGCAAATTTTGAGGCCCGCTGCAATTGCGGTTCGTGAATCCCTAGGAAGTTTTTCGCCCACGTCAGCGCTTCGTTCAGCGCCACCCCACGCACGGCGCAGTACAAATCCAGCAGGTCGCCGCTTTTACCGGCGGCGAAGTCTGCCCACAGGCCCGCCTTTTCGCCCGAAAGATGCACTTTCAGGCTTTGGCCCGGTTCGCCCGCCGTTGAGCCAACGCACCACTCTTGGCCGACGCGCTTTCCGTTAGGGAACAGCGCGCGCGCGACCGATTCGGCGCGCGCGGCAAGCTGTGTTTTGATCTGTCCGGCGTCAATCATCGGTTAAGCCACCAGCCCTTGTTGTTTTGCCTTCTGGTAATTTTCCATCGTCCAGCGGCGCTGCTCGCCAAGGCTCATTTGCTCCCAATTCGCTGGTTTGGGCGGCATCGGGATCACAACGGCCCCTTCCGGCACAGGAAAGCATCCGCCGATACGTGTCGGGGGTTGAGGTTGGCCAGCAAGCGAGACGTGGAACAGGTCTTTAAACGCCCACGGGCTAAGCGCCTTCGTCGGGTAGCGGGCAGCCAGCCACGAAGGAAAGGCCCGCACGTCGGCGGCTGTTGCCTTCAGCGAGAGCGCAAATTCCGCGAGTTCGCGCATCGTGCTAAAGTTCGTTGCGTGGCCAGGAAAAACATCCTCCAACGCTGTGCCCAACTCTCCGTGCGGGGCAGCCGTAGGCGGGGGGCTGGTTTTCCCCCTGGTTTTCCCCCTGGTTTTCTTCTGGTTTTCTTCTGGTTTTTGTGTGTCTGTTGAACAGACCACCTCCGGTCTGTTGGACTGACTACCTCCGGTCTGTTGAACAGACCATCTCTGGTCTGTTGGACTGACTACCCCTGGTCTGTTCAACAGACTACCCCTGGTCTGTTCAACAGACTGGCTCTGGCGGGCAGATTCTGTTTGCCGGATGGCTCTCTCGGCTTTTTGTCCGGCGCGCGCTTGCAGGATGTCCAGGCGGACATTGTTGGAGTCCATTTCCAATTCGTAGCACGCCCCGTCGTTGGATAGGTTGTTCTCGTCCGCCTTGACCAGCAAGCCGACCTCGACCAAATACGCCAACCCGTGAATGACGGTTGAGCGCCCCAAGCCCGTGCCGTGGTCGCGGATTTCGCCATTGGCCCCGCGTGCGCCGTTGCAGAACTGCGACAGGCTGATGCGATCCCGCTGCTTATGAAAGCCCATAATGCGACGCACGGCATACAGCAACAGAGCTAGCTCCGTGCCGGTCAGCAAGTGCATAACCTCATCCACGTAGAAATTCGGCACCTGAAACGTATTCGGATGAATCTTTGACAAAACGCACCTCTCCTGATACGCCAGCGAATCTGGCGCTCGCAATGCCTGCCCGGCTCAGGGCAGGCGAGAACTAAGGAAACGAGATTGCGCCGGTGAGGGCGCTAGGTCTGAGGCGGGCGCGTGGGCACCGTTCGTCCGTCCAGGCCGTCGCCGCGCGTGGATTGGGGCGGTGCGCGCGACGCTCGCGTTAGCTTCGGGGGCTGACGCGTGGGTTAGGGTTGATCGTTAGGGCTAAGTGATTGCGCCATCATTGGCGGTCAGGATTCCGTAGCCTTTGCAATGTCGGCAGACTTTCACGCCACCATCGAGCGCCTTCATTCTTTCCTCGACATAAGTATCAAGCTTCGCCTTAAGCGCGAAATAGTTTTCAGCTTCAAGCTGCGGCAAATCGCCCATCTTTAATTCGATCAGGCTGCGCTGAATTGAACGCAGAGGACTTACTGTGACCTTGCCACGTCCGCCACTTCTGCCGGTTTTACCCGCAACGCTTTCTTGATGCTCCACGGGCAATAACTGCTTCACGTAAAACGAGTAGTCCGGCGTGTAGGAAACTTCAACGCTGTCGCCTTGTTGAGCGATGCGTTCTTTGAGTTTTTTCGTGACATACCGAAACGCTTCTTTGCTGCTTACGGCGCACGGGTATTTGTAGTAACTGACCGGATGAAAATCGAGCGCGTAGGGAAATTTTGAAATCACCTCAAAGGCAAGTGTGATCGGTTCACAGTCCTCGTCTACGATGTCAACGGTCACGTCTTCCAGCCTTAGATCGTGACTCGGTACAACGCGGCGCACCATCTGGTAAAGGCCGAAAATCTCATCATTCTTGCGCTCATCGTCGTCATCGTATACAAAGAAATCTAACTCCACGGTCGGAGAAAGATGCGAGAGCGAGCTAAACTCCGGCTTCAGTTCGTAATGGGAAGGCTCGGTTGTTTGAGGCTTCTGAATACTGACCACCTGGGGCGCTCCACCAAGTTGCGCCGCATCTGCGAAATACCATTGCGAATTACCGGGGCATTGATTCACGGGCACCCCGTTGATTTTCAGGATGTCGCCGTATTCCACCCGCAACGGCAGGTACGGGCTGGGCTGGAAGTAGTATCTGCCGTCTTTTTTAATGGCTAGCATTTTATTTTTCATATTGCCCATCCTTCCACGCCGCTAGCACGCACGCCATTGTGCGCGCCTCGGCTTCGGTTTCCATCAGCGGACTAACCGCGCCTAAATCGCGGCTCTGATCCACCATAAGGGCAAACCCAAAACGATCTTTCTCCACAGTCAGCTTGTTCCAGCCGCGTTCGGCCATTGATTCATACGCGAAAGCGGCAGATGTAAGGCGCGTTGATGGTTCAAACCACCAGTGACGGCCTTCGTCTACCACCGTCCACGAATCGTACTCAGCCAGGTATTCCACATCCTGCATGCACAACCGCGCACAGGCTGCGTCCAAGTCCTTGCCGCGAAGGTCAAGAATGTCGCCTTCCATCAGCGCAAGGAAATCCTCGCGGGTGCGTTCGTGTGGTGCTTTTTGAATTGCTTGGCTCATCGCGCCTTCCCGTGTTTGGTAGGTAGTAGAGGCGGGAAGACTGCCCTGAAACGGCGAACCCGCGACCAGCTACATTTGACCATTCGTGTTTGCGAGACAACGATTAGTGAAGTGCGCGCTGATCGCGGGATTGCTCTTTTACAGGAAGAAACTCGCGGGGTCAAATTAGCACCCACTCTCTCGTTGTCTCGCATTTCTGACTATACGCTTTCCGCTCCCATTTTGCAACAACAAAAAACGCGCGAACCCCTGATTTTACAGGGCCGCGCGCGATTTTCGCTTACACACAACCGCTCTGCCAGCGCGGATTGCGCCAGTCGTTTTTCCGCGTAATTTTTGCGGGGGATTCCATGTTTTGCGGTAATCCTATAACCGAAACTGAGCCATTCGTTCGCCTTCTTCCGCCGCCGTGGCTTTGCTCGCTTCTTGCAAGCGTTCGGGGATCACCATATCAAGCCACCAATGAGGGTAATTCGGGTCAGCGTATAGCTCCCAGGCGCAAAGCACTTTATTGCGCCCTGTGCCGTTCAGGCTTTCCAGCCAATTCTCAACGGTCACGCCCATCCACTTTTTGCCGATGTTGAAACCGTTGTCCGGCTTTATGTCCATGTCGTCACCTAGCGTGCGCTTGACTAAGCCCGCGCCATACGTTTCAACAAGGAACATTGACAGGGCCGCGCGCTCCGAGAAATCGCACACGAAGCCTGTTTCAACGGTTGTCCGCGCAAAGTATCGGTACAGTTCCGACATGCGCAGCCAGTTTTTTGTGGGTCGTGTTGGTAGTTTGATTTCGCTCATGGCCAGTAATCTGCTCCCGCACCGAATCGCGGCAACTCTACCGCGTGCGGGCGTTCGGCAAACATTGCTTCTCGATAATCCAGCGCTTCCGACGTGATCTGCCATTCGGCGAACGTGGGCGGGTGCGCGACAATCGGCGGCTGCTCGGCGGCGGTGATGTAAGGCTCTGTGGATGGTGTCATTGGCAAAGACTTTCCCAGCCTGTTACAGCATAAAGAATCGGCCAGCGATGAAACGGCGCGACATCTGAAGCGAAACAAGCGTGATGCTCGCCATCCGTTGCTTCTTTTCCGTCGCGGTAAATTACAAGCACGGGGACATTCCCCGTCAGTGCGCCATTTTCCCGCCATTGCAATGAAGGAGCGCCGCCCTGTAGGGGCAAGCGACGCCCCCCGGCCCTCGGCAGTGAAGCACTGCGAGCGGTTGAGCGAGCGGGCGGAATGGAGACGTGCCAGGGCTTCCGGTGTCTTCCGACCGCCCCGACCCGTTCTCGGCTTCGCCGGATGGCGCTATTCATCCGGCCACTCGCCCCTCTCTTTCAAGGCAGCAGTTACGTCAAAGCCTGCTGCTGGTGTGATGGCAAATCCGGGGGGATTCGGTTTCTTTTTGTGAGCGTTAAGGCTCATTGCCATATTTTGCGCAAACTCAATCACGGCTGGATTGCTATTTGCGGCGGCGCTATTCGTAATCCAATCTACTGCCCAGGAAAGGGCGTTGTTGTATCCCAATCGCTCTCCCTCTAAGAGGGTGCGAACTGTTTGAATTGCTGCTCTTTGAAGAGCTATCTCGCCATCAAGAAGTTCTTTTTCACTTTTGCTTTTCATAAGTAATCAATATCCAGAACGGATGAAAACCGGAAATCTTTTCGCCAATAGCCCATTCGGATGTCACCCGAAGGGGCGGGCATAGTAGAAACGAGCGACGCACCAGAGAAGCAGGAGCGAGTCACGCAGGCGGGCGGGACTCCGAACCGCGAGCACCGGCCACAGCAGCGCGGTCGGCGCATCGTGTAGACAGACATACACACCGCCAGCGACGATTAGGTACAGCACGAATAACACAGACAAGAAATCTTTCATTGCGTAGCTAAAAATTGCCCGGCAGCGTAACTACCGGGCCAAAAGGTTGTAACAACATAGGCTCCGCGCCTATCCCTCGCCGCGTGGCGAAGATCGTTTGCGCATTGCTGCGCAGAAATTACGGCTGGCGGGAGTACAACCACCAGCCGACTGCCCGCTCCCCCGTCTCTCCTTTGCGGGCAATATCAAACTCTTGGTGCAGCGGCAGGGGAGCTTGATAAGCCCTGCCGCTGCTATCGCCCGCATACAAGGAATTGCGGGCAATCTTTTTGCGCGCCTTCGGGAATCGAACCCGCTGCCCGTCTGATTGGTCGCTAAACCTCTCTAGGCGTCCTTATGGGGCGCAGCGCGCAAAATCATAAATGTAAAGACCGGGCGGGGCGGTGCGCCGCTATGGCCTAGATGTAGGCACTGGCGCTGGTGTCATTCCGCCCCGGTAGTCGCTACTTAGAGTCGCGCGCGCCGCGCCGGTGACTCGTTGCGCCCCGCTGGGGCTGCACTCGTTTCAACCGGCGCAAGAATTTTTCGACTCTTTGCACGCAGGTTCCTGTTTCCGCGAGCGCCATCGCTCTCCGCAGGCGTAACTTCCGGGCCTCTCGCCCGTAGAGGATTGCCAGCCTGTTGCGATTGCTCGCCATTCACCTCAAACAATCACAGTTGCGCGGCTGGCAAATTGGTGGCTACGATTGGCGATTGGCTTCCGCGAACCGCCTGCGCGTCGCAACGCACACCGTAGCCATAATTGAAAAGACCTTGTAAAAAAAAACGGGCGCGCGTTTCCACGCGCCCAAGCTCCCACTTCCAATCATTCAAGGAGATTCGCCACGATGCCCGGCGACCGGCTACCCGATGCGCTATGCAGGCAGCGCAAAATAATCTTTAGCAAATCGTTGCAACACCGGATGCGGAGGCATTCCCTGACGCAAGTGATGAATGGCTTGGCCGACAATGTAACGCCCCATCCGTTCGCGCGTGTTGAACGATTCCGCCGGTTCGCCGACGAGATCACTTTCGCGGTATCCGGCACTAATCAATAGCGTGGCCAGCCATTCCTTCCCGCCGCGACGCAAGCCGGTAGCCTTGTTCCAGTCAATGTCTACATCGTCAGCATCTTCCACGAAGGAGTTGAGCCAGCCAATCACCACGTCTAATCGTGTCAGCGGTGCAATGTCCGCTTCCTGTAACGCAAGCAGACCGGGCAAGCCACGAATGGCAGCAGTCACAGCGTCTTGCCGTTTGGCCAGTTCGAGTGCGCGGCGTCCAGCGTATGCCTTGCCCGCCGCCGACGCTCGCCAAGCCTTTCTTTCGGCTTCCATCGCGGCCATATAGCGCGCTTCAATCGCTTTGGCGTTGTCCTCTTGCGGGCGAACGCGCATGAGGATGTCGTTGAACTTAAAAACGACTTCCGCATTGTTTCGCCGCGCCAGTTGCAACGCTTGCCTTGCAGCGAAGCCGATGCTGTCACCGGCACATAGCTCCATCTTTAACATTCGCTTTGGTTGATTGCGCTTGGCGCGTTTATGAGCCGTCTTTAGCATCGTCTTTCTCCTTACTCATTCCCCAGCAGCACGCACATCACCAGCGCTTGCCGGATGCTGCGTGTCCGCTGTTCGTGGCGCGCACGGCGGGCAACGCGCCAGTGATCATATGCTGTGCGCAGGATAGCCAAACCGCCGACCACGCCCAACACGCCGCAGGTGATTAGGATTGCTGTGATCATTGCAGCGCTCCTTCCAGTTCAGCCTTTTCAGCTTTCAGCCTTTCAATGCTGCCTGCGACCCAGATTTTCATTTCAAACTTCGGACATTTGCGGTCGTCACTGGAAGGGCCGGATTTGCGACCGCTAGGCAACAATGTTTCTTGCGGACAACGGGAAGTCATCCACAGATTGCAACTACCGCATCTTGTTTGCAGCTTCAGTATCTCGTTAGGGATTTCACGGAGTCGCTTGATTATCATGTGCTTGTCGCTCATCGCATTTCCTCGAAAGGGCGCGGCCCCCAGTGTGCTCATTTTGCCGCGCCCTTTATTTGCCCGCCGCGCAGCGGGCAAGCTCACGCTTCGGTGCTCGTTTTCGTGTGGGTACTGTTTGCGCCTCGCTTAGAAACGCTTGCAGCACCGCGACGGGGAAGAGCACGCGCCGATTGATCCGCGCCGGTTTGATTTTTCCGGCGCGCACTAGGTTTCGCACTGTCCCCTGGCTTACGCGCAAAAACTGCGCCGTCTCCGGGTACGTCAGGGGCGGCAGCAGATACGGTAAAGATTCGGATCGCATCAAAATTGCCCTCCCGCAGCGCGTTCACCAAAAATTGAAAATATTCGCGCCGCGACCGAATCATCGGACGTGACGCCTGAATCTGTCCGTCCACCCAGGCAAGTTGCGCGGGTGTCAGGTGCAACAAGAATGTTTTTTCATCTCGTAAACTCACAATCATCTTATACTGCGAAATCTAGTATTGCGTCAATATATAAAATCACAAGTCTCATAGAAAAATCAGTAATTGCGCAACGGATTCCGTTTGGTGTATTTACTCTGTCGTTTCCTCAGTGCAGATTAATGCCCCAAAGATATTCCATAAGCTAGTAATCCTGCCTTAGTTCCTTACCGCGCGCGGTAGGGAATGCCCCTCGTGTGCCCGCTCTCCGATCTTCCCTGCTTTGACCGTATCCGAGCGCAGAATTGCCTCTTCTTCGTGGATCACAAAAAATCACAGTGGTTGTTATTTTTTTATATTGACTCTATATCGGCCTTGTTGTATTCTCCTTTTCGTAGTCGAGAGCGCGGGGACGGCGACGGTGAACCTGTTGACCCGTACCCAATCGGCGAGGCTTAGCCCAATCCCCACACCCGCGCAGACTACAGGTGAAAGGTGCCCCGGATTCTTGCGGTTAAAGAGGTGGCCTTATGCGGACGATGCAACAGTTGGAAGACGATCTTTTGATTCAGGAAGCGCAACGGTTCACGAAGCTGGCCAAGAGTGCGATTGACGCACTCAACGCGGACGATGCTTACCAATTCGCCAGAAAAGCGGCGGCGCTCTGGCAGCAGGTCAACACGGTTCGCCTCGCGGTGAACGCGCTGGACGCGCTGGACGCGGCGAAAGTGGAAGCGACGCAGGCGGACGCCCGCGAGATCGTGATCGAAGCGACGTCGCGCGGTTATCGCACGCGCTTCCCGTTCAAGCCCAGCGATAGCGCGATTCGCGGTTTCCATCAGGCTGGGATGGCTTGGCAGGGGTCGCAACGCGACGTTTACTGGACGATTCCAGCAGGCAAGCTGGAATTGGCGCAAGACATCATCCGCTACTGGTGGGAGGAAGACCGGGGCGACAAACAGAACCGCCACAATTGCGCGCCTTACGTGGTGCGCGTGGCAGTGGAAGAAAGAAAGGCGGCGTAATGAATTTTATTGAGCTGTATTTTGACGCGCCGGAGCCAGAAACCTCCGTACCGCTAAATGTACAAGGCTTCGCGCCGCTACTGCCTAATTGTCCTGTATGCGGGGAAGAAATGATGCCATGGGGTAAGCGCAATTGGCGCAGGCGCGGAGAGGCTTCTTACGTATGCAGGGCCACTCACGAGAGAGCGGACAAGCTTTGGCGGGAAAGCGACCTGACTGAAGTGGAAGCTGCCGTAAAGACGGCAAAGCAAAAAAGTGACGACGAGTGCCCATTTTAGCCTGGCTCATCAAACTTGGTAAGGAGATTGATATGAACGCGAAGCAACCAACACCGGAACCTTGGGCGGTGAATCCGATCAATCCCACCTTCGTGAATGGCCCGCCCGGCTTCAATCACGATTCGGATGGCGATTGGGCAATTTGCCAAACGTTCGGGCCTGACGCGGAGGCGAATGCTGTGCTGATCGCCGCGTCGCGCGACATGTTGGCGGCGCTGGAAATGGTCAGCGATGAGCTCCACCACCGCGCCAGCGGTAATGATGGGGAAAGTCGCTATGAATGCGCCGGAGCGGGACACTGCCCGAAATGTACTGTAGACGCTGCAATCGCAAAAGCCAAAGGAGAAACATGCTAACCACACGCACACCACGCACGCAATTTGGCTGGGTGGCCACGGATGAAGTGACCGGCGCATATCTGCTGCCGCTCACGTATTGGCAAGGCGCGCAGCCACCCCGCTACCTGCTGGCGCTGCCGGTAGACGGCGACGTAATGAACCACGACGCGCGACGCTACGCCACGATCAGCGCACCAACGCTGGAAAGCGCGATGCGGGCGGCGGATGGCGTAGTGAAGAAGTGGAGGACGCAATGAGCATTGTTTTGAACCCAACAGATCACCCGGCGGGCACGGAGTTCATCCATGCAAGGGAAGGCCAGATGGTTAGCGACGCAATTACGCGCTGGTCAGAGGGCGGACGGCTGCAAATCAGATCAAAAGGGTCGCTCTATTGGTTTTTTCCCGCAGGTGTGGAAGTGCTGGAAATCCTGCCCCCATCGCCAACGCCAAGCACGTCAGTGGACTTCGCGGAGCTTGTTGATGCGTGCCGGTCGCTGGACGCGGAGCTTCTCGACGAGTACGACAGCGAGGCGGTCAACGCGGCGCTCCATCGCATCCGCGCCATTGTGGGCAGATGCGTCAAGATGCCCCAGGAAGGTGGCACCAATGAGTAAGGAAAAAGACTTGCTCGCGGAAATCGAGCTCCAAGAGGCAGTAATCGCGGAGGCAACCGAGCGCCTGGAAGCGCTGCGCGTGGAGGTTTACGCATTGCAACTTGTAGCCCGTCACAACAAGAAGCCAACGGCTGCGATGTTGGACGTGCTGGCCAAACTCGCGGCGGGCGATGCTGTGTGTCGTTTCGTTGGCACTCGGAACTGGAAGTCGTATTACAGGCTTCTTAGTACAGATGATCGCGTACCAACGTCCGCTATAGACGGACTGAGAGAGCGCGAATGTATCCAATGGCGAACCGAAGAGCGCGCCAGCCAAGTCGCCCGCATCACAGACCACGGGCGCGCAGTGCTTGCCAAGCACCAGAAAGGTGGCGGCGATGCCCAATGAGTTTTACATCGTCAACTCCGCCACCGGGCGCATCGTGGACGGCTTCCCGTCGTTCGCGGAAGCGGAGCGCGAATGCGCGTGGTGGTGCGAGCAGCGCCAGCAGATGTACGTCGTGCGGGAACTGCCCGCACTGAGCTTCCACGAAATGCTGGCGCACAACCGCCGCATGATGGTCGCTCACACTCACAAGTGCCTTAATCCTAACTGTAACATCGTCTTCACCTGTGACAGCTATATATGCCGCTCCCTAGAGCAGGCCACAGGCGTGGCGTCATCCAATAGAAGGGCAACCTGCGATGAATGCTTAAGGTTTGGCCCACGAACGGCGCTTCGCCGTCACCACTAAGTCGGCGGAGTCGCTTTTAACAGTGCCCTTAACCCACCGACCCCCAAGGTGGTGGATATGTCAGATCAACCAATGAGCGAGCGCCGCGCGGAAATGCTGAGAGCGGCGCTGGCAATGAAAGACCAGTTTTGGATTGAGATTTTTGCAGGCGTGGACAGCGAAAGCGAGGAATCCCCCAATGAGTAAAGCCAAATTGATCAAGCTGGGCACGCAAGAGAAGCCGCTTGACCAGCGCATCGTGAAACCGCAACCCGCGCAGCGGATCACGGCGGCAACGGTGGCGCAGTGGGTGAAAGAGCGCGAGGGCCAAGCAATCAAGGCGCGCACGGCCTGGAATGCGCTGTTTGTGGAGGTGCAGAAATGAGCACCACGAGCAGCGACGCGCTGAAACCGGCGCAGACTCACGCAGAGCGCCGGAAGGCGGAATACGAAGCCAAGCGCGCGGCAGATCGCCAAGCGCAACTCGAAAGAAACGCGGAAATCCGCGCGCAGTGGAAAGGGGCAGACCAATGATCAAACGGATTATCCGCTGGGAAGCAGGCGGGATTAAATTCGCCCGTGGCTACATCTTTGGCAATTACGGCTGGTCGGTCGCTGACTACGCCAAGCTGGTCAAGCAGGCGAAGCAAGACTTTCCCGGTCTAACCGATGACAACATCGAACCGGGCAAGGTAGTCAAGTCCACCTACATGAACAAGTTCAAGGTGGTTTCGTTCCCGCTGGAACCAACGCAGGCACACCCAGACTACGAAGTCTGCGATAAGTGGGACTTTGAACTCGCATAACGGAGGCCGACCAATGAAAGCCGCAACCATACGTCGCATTGATCGCTACGTAAGTCTTTACCGCAACCTGCGCGCTCGTGTGGATGCGCTGTGCGCCAGTGCGCAAGAGGTTGCTTGGCGCAATCTCGGCAAACTGTTTCTCGCGTTGGTGCGCACCTTCGGCAACGGGCCGGACGCAGCCAGCGCGGCAATGTGGATGCTAGGCGTCAGTAGATGAAGGAGGGAAAGACGATGACACCGACTCAACACGAATTTCCGGCAGCGCATCCCGCGCGGCGGATGCTGCGCTTGGCGGCAATGCAGCGCGCCAGGCTGATCAATACCGCCCAATGCGCCGAGCGCACCGCGCGGTACGAGCAAGCGATTGAGTCATTGAAGGCGCAGGCCAACATAGCAAAGGCGGCATAGATGCAACCACCGAACACACAAGGCCGCTTCCTCGGCGTCGTGCTGGCATTCGTCGCCCTCGTTGCGCTGTGCGCTCTTGCCGCGTGGCGAGGCCATCAAGACGGAATTCAAGGGGCCATCCAGCGCCCATCGCAACACACCATCGGGCGCTAACCGGCGCGGGGCTGAAATGAGGCGGCCCCGCGCACTCAATAAACCAAGAAAGGAAAATGCAATGTCATCATCATCTGGAAACACTGGCGGCATCGGGCTGGCTGGCGCGTTTGGGCTGCTATTCATCGGATTGAAACTTGGCGGCGTGATCGCGTGGTCTTGGCTGTGGGTGCTGTCCCCGTTCTGGATTCCGCTGGCGATCTCCGCTGTGATTCTTTTGGTCGCGGGCGTCATTGCGATTGTTGGAGCATTGGCGCGCGGCTAGAAATTTATCGCTGATCCTGAAAGGAGGTGAACCGGCACAGAAAGACTGTTAGTTGATCGCAAGCTGAAACAACCGGGCGGCTGGCAACGGTCGCCCGAAGAAAGAACACACTCCACCCGCTAGGAGTAGGTAGCGGGAGACAAGGGAAGTATGAGCGAGCAAGTAAAGCAAGTAACGGAACGCCCCGCATATGGGCGTCCAATTCAGGAAATCGTTGCAGATTTGGCGGCTGAAATTCCAGCCAAGATGCTGGCAACCAAGACTCTCAAAGGCAAAGAGATCACCTATCTTCCGTGGTATCGCGCCGCGCGAATGCTGGATTACTACGCGCCTGGATGGCAGTACGAAATCCGCGACATTAAGCCTGTTGGTGCGCAATGCGTGATCATCGTTCGCCTTTCCATTCCGGCAGCGGAAGGAACTTTTTACCGTGAAGCCACGGGGATCGAAGAAGAGAATGTTTCAGGATACGGCGACCCGACATCTAACGCCGAATCAATGGCGTTGCGCCGTGCCGCTGCGAAGTTCGGCTTAGGCCGTTACCTGTACGAGAAATAAGGAGGAACCATGGCTTCATTCAACAAGATCGTAATTGTGGGCTATCTGGGCCGCGATCCTGAAATCCGCTACACGCCGCAAGGGATGGCGGTTTGCAGCTTCAGCATTGCGACCACCGAACGCCGGAAAGATAAGTCTGGCGAGTTTCAGGATCAGACAACGTGGTTTCGCGTTACGTGTTGGGGGAAACAGGCAGAGTTCGTCAATGAACGCCTGCAAAAAGGCAATCAGGTGTACGTGGAAGGCCGGTTGACGCAATCGGAATACACGGACAAGGACGGCAACACCCGCACATCACTAGAGGTCAATGCCTCCGACGTGCAACTGCTGGAACGCGCGCAGAAGGCCGATGACGAAGGCCAACCGAACGCCCGGAACGCGGCAGCAATGACCGCGCAGCGACCGGCGCAAGCGGCACGGCCAACAGGCAAATTCAGCGGAGCGGATGAGAGTGATATCCCGTTCTGATCGCACCACGACAAACGCGCGGCGGCACGCCCCCGCCGTCGCGCACAAAGGAGGGAGCCACAATGCCACAGCCCACGCTAACTGACGCCATCAATGCCGTGCTTGCCATTGCGCAACGCGAAAGCCCGCGCGCACGGATCATCTTGCACCAACTAGCGGCGGCACTGAACAACCCCGCCCGCTTGTCTGCGCTGGCCAGCCTGTGCGCCAACGCGAGCGCAGTGCAGGTGCAGATTGGCGAGGTCAATGCGGCGGAAACCGGAGACGATTGGCCGACGGGAAAACATTGGAGCGCGTAATGGACACCTTAGACACCGCCGCCAACCTTGCCGCCGTGGAACGCGCCGTTGCGGGCGTGCGCTGGCATCAAGACGATTCGCCCTTGGAATACATCAAAGCGAAGGGCGGCAAAATCATGATGTTCAAGGTAGGGCTAGCGGCGGATGAGTATGTTGACAAGTACCGCTGCCGGATGGCGGTGGTGTGGCCAGATAATCGAGGCGCGGCGCAGACATACGGCGACACTGTGCAAGATGCGGTTATGGTCGCCTTGATTAAACTGGCAATCTTTCACGGATGGAGATCCGACTAATGCGCCGCCTGACATTCGCCATTCTATTCGCGCTCGCCTTACTGCTGGCCAGCTACGGCGGCTGCCAGTTTGGCGCGCACGTCGCAACGGAAAGGGAAGAACGATGACCAACGAAACACGCGAGCGAGATATTTACTTGGCAAAGGCGATGGGCTGGCGGTACGTGCCGCCGGGGCCGGAGACGGCAGAAATGTATGGTGAGGGCGTCCACTGCCTGCGCGATCCTGAGGGGCGATTCTGGCCCTGGCCGTCGCCTTGGGCGAAAACTGAGGATGAGACGTGGACGCACTTAGCCCCTGATTTTCACGAATGGGAAAGCGCGAAGGCGAAGCTGCTCCGCTGGTTGGCGGCGGATGAGGCGCGGTTCGAGGCGTTCTATAACGAGATAGACGCGGTCTACGACGAAACTGACTGCGAGAACCAATTTAGCGTTGTAAGTTGGTCGCGCTTCCTGCTCACGCTAACCCCGGCGCAGGTCGCAGAGGCAGCGGAGAAGGCGCTGCGAGGGATGGAGGGAAAAAGCTAATGAACATCACGCCTGAGCAAATCCGCTATGGGCGTGGATTCACTTTTCATCTCAAACTGGAAGTGCTGGTTGAGCAGTGCTTGACCTGCTTTGAAACACAATGGAGCGCGCCGACATTCGATTGCCGGTGGCATCGCTTCGAGAAACGTTTTATGCAGACGGCTGACGCCGAAGCGCCGACGCTGGAAAACGCGTTGCGCAAGCTGGAAGCGGTCAGCGCGATGGAGCAAAGGAGGGCTGCGTGAGCTATAACATAGACACTTGGAAAACGAAAAAACTGATTGATTTGAAGATTCCGCTCAGTGCTTTCTATAAGCACCCACGCGCGGACTGGCATCCAGAAATTAAGAAAAAGGATGGTAAAACTTTCGTGCTTGTTTGCGGGTGCGATCAAGAAATTCTTGGCGAGGTTGAGGACGGGATTTTGTCCGTAGTGGTAGTAAACATGGCGGGCGAAGGATCGGGCACTTTTTACAAATGGATACTTGAGCCTGCTTTGTCGGAATCCACCGGAGAGCTTGAGGCCGTGCTAGTCTGGGAAGGCGGTGATTCTATTTCCAGGCTTACCGTAAAAGACGGTAAGGTTGAAAACAAGGAAATTGACCTGTAAGGAGGGCAGCATAATGATTACCAGCAAAGTCATCAGTGCATCATTGAGCGAAGGCGACAGGGTAATTCTTGGCCACGTTAAACGAGTCACCGACGGCCTCGCTTTTCCTGTTGATTGCTCGCACTGCAAGGATGCCGGAACAGAGAACCCCGTCATTGACTCAATCACGGAACTGGGCGGCATTGATTTGAATACGAATTTACCTATTTGTCAGGGCTGCGCCGAAGCCGAGGCCGACGAAGCCGAGTATATTCACTGGTAGTTATGAAAAACCAAGCCCTTGCCATAGTTCAATTGCCTGCGCTCGCACAGCGCTTTACGTCTGCCACGTCTGATGACGATCTGGTAGATAGCTGGATACGCGTTAAAGGCTCAAGAAGCACGCACACGCGCGACGCCTACGGAAAGATCGCTGCTGATTTCCTAACGTTTGCTGGCTGCCCGCTGTCACAGGTCACAATTGATCGGCTGCAAGATTACGCGGACTCGTTAAAGGAATATTCCGCCGCGACGCAACGCCAGCGCATCTTTGCCGTCAAGAGCTTGCTGAGCTATGGGCAAAAAACCGGCTATTTGCAATTCAACGTTGGCGCGGCACTGCAAGCGCCCGCCGCGAAAAATGAACTGGCGCAGCGCTTCCTGAGCGAAACAGACATCTTCAAGTTGATCGAGTCCGAGACAAATACGCGAAATCGTTTGTTGCTTCGATTGCTGTACGTGAGCGGCGCGCGCATTAGCGAGGCGCTGGCGCTGCGCTGGTCTGATCTGACGCCGCGCGAAAACGGCGGACAGGTGACGATCTTTGGCAAAGGCAGCAAAACCCGGCAAGTCTTAATTCCGGGTAAGTTGTGGGATGACCTGCAATTGGTGCGCGGGGAAGACGACGCGCCGGTGTTTACGTCGCCACGTTCAGACGGCAAGCCGTTGTGCCGCAAGTCTGGCTGGTACATCGTCAAGCAAGCGGTCAAGCGTGCCGGGATTAACTGGAAGGCATCTTGCCAGTGGTTGCGGCACGCACACGCGACGCACGCATTAAAGCGCCACGCGGACATTAAGCTTGTCAGCGCGACGCTGGGGCATTCAAACGTTTCGGTTACAAACGTCTACTTAGACGCGCAACCGGGCGAAAGCTCGTCAACATTTTTAATGGGAGTGTAAAATGGTTCGGTATTTTTGCGATCAATGCAGTCTGGAAATAAAAGAGTCAGAGACGAGGGAAAGAAACCCTCTTCACCGCCTGACAGTAACAATTGGAAAGGGCGATAAGACGTTGACTGTTGAGGTCGTTGAATCCAAAGACGGCGTTGCCAATGCTGGTCATTTTTGCCGCTATTGCGTAATTGACGCAATAAACAAATTGGATGATAGACCGCGCGAGTTGAGACATAACTAGACTTATGGAGACACGGAGACGGTATGAAACTTGAACTTCTCACCCCCGATGAACTCACGCCCGATGAGGTTGCATCGCTTAGCGAGCAAGGCGTTGGCATGGATGACTGGGATTACCTAATCCTTGCGCCATTGGATGCCGTATCGGTTAGAACAACGCGACGCGATGACTGGAATTGGGAGACAGGGCGCGAAGAGTCGCGTGATGTAGAGGAAATCTGCCCCAATGAATACCTTCTTGAGCGTCTGCTTGTCGGCTGCTGCGCAAATGTTTGGTATCAGGCACGCTTGCGCAGCGATGACAAGCGCGCCATAGGGGTGGCGTACCACGCTTGATTGAGCCGGGACAACCTGGGAGCATTTTTTAGATGGACGTTAAATTATGGCCAACAAGTACAAGCACTTTTCCCACGCTGCCCAACGTGAGCGCCGGAAGTGGCAAGCTTGCTTGCGGAAGCGCGCATACGAGGAAGCCGCGCACCAATCCGGGCAGGTACATTACCGGTGCTCGTACTGCGGCAAATGGCATCGCAGCGGACAACTGACCACGCTTATTGCAACAATCCGGCGTGCGCTAACCAGCGGGAGAAAATGGACATGAACCAGGATACACACCAAAACTTAGACGAATCCTTAGCGGCTGCCTGCAAAGAGTGGCTAAAAGGCTGTACGTGCGCGCCTGCGGATGCGCCGCAACAGTGCGCGGAGTGTACCAACGCGTTTCTGGAATCGCTGGTGCATCGCGCGCAACAATTAGGACTGCCTGTTGGAGAGAATGCAATCAATGGCACACCTCGCTAAGTACACATGCGAACGCTGCGGCGGAACCGGCCAGCAGGAAGCCGGGACGCCTTGCCCACTGGGTTGGGGATACTCTGATCGAGCGGGAACGTGCGACCGCTGCAAAGGGCTTAGAATACTGGGCAACGTCACGGTGGCGCAAGACGTGCCGCTGGTTGAGGAAATCAACTGGCTAGCGGAAGACGCGTTCTGCGCTGCCTATCGTATCGGCACGGCGGAAAAGTACCCTGAAATTTTCGCCACCAAAAACGATGACACGTTGATCTTGCGCGACAGCGCGGGCAAGCTGAGCAGTATCACGTTTGCCTGCGCGAAAGGCTTAATTGCGGAAACGGCGCGGTACGGCGTGCGCGTGGTCGCATTCAAGCAGGTCGTTGACTTGCAGGAAGCGCGCCCCGTGTGGCGATGTCCGCAGGAAGGAGATAAGCAATGACACCACACAACCGCTTTATGCTGTACGTCCTCGGCTCTGCCCTTTGCGGAACCGTGGCAATTAGCATCTGCCTGGAATCACCGGCAATGCTTTTCGGATTGTTGCTTGGCTGGGTATCGCTAAGCATCGCGTTGCGCCCGTACATTGCAGAGCAATTCCTTATTCAATCACGTCAAGCAAATGCTCAATCGTCTGATCCTCCGCCTCATCCGCCAACAGGCGCACCGCAATAAATAGCCGCTGCGCCTGCTCCCGAAAATACGCCACCTGCTCATCGGTGCCGCCGGGGTGAAAGGTGTTGAATGCCTGCGCCGTAGCCGCGCCGATCCCGTGTACCAGCAAATGCAACAATTCGTGCCGGATCGTATCGCGCGTGTCCTCGGTTGCGCGCGTGGATTCCAGCAACCACATCTGCGCTTTGCGGTACTGCTGGCAAGGCGAAATCTGCGCCACGGTTTCCATCACCCCGCCGTCATCGTTGGCTGACATCTGCGCAGCGCTGAGCGTGTCCACGGTGATTGTCCACAGGTCAAGCTTTAGCCGCTTGACTTCTTGCCGGATGAGTTTGCGCACGCTCTCAGGGATGGACGGGGCAAAACGCAACTTGGCACGCGGCATATTTCCCTACCCTTCCACGACAATGGGCGCGGCAATCGTGGCACCGCGCGCAGCATCCAGCAATTGAAAGTTCTGTGTCGGCGTTTCCGGCGAAGCGCCGATTGATTGCGCGTATGCGTTGTAACCGATAAGTGATGAGTTGGCCTGGAAGCGATACCAGGGCGCAAACGGAAGCCGCGTGTGGTAGTGCCCAATGCTGTGCATATACACTCTGCGCTGCTGGTCAATGCGGGCGATATACTTCAACAAGGGCACGGTCATCCCGCCAACGCCGCCCTTGTAATAGGTGTCATCACCGTGATGGAAGGCCAGCGGGTAGCCGTAGCAGTCCACGTAATTCAAGTAACCATTAACGACGCGCATTTCGATCACATCATCGCCTTGATAGTGCGCCTCAAGCTCTTTGTAGAGCATCCATTCGTAGCTATTGCGGTAGCCGGTGGAAATCCTGCGCTTCTTGGTGGTGCGCCCGTGATTGCCAAAAGATGTCGGCACGATGATGCGCTTAAACTCGCCATCCTCTTTGAGCATCTTCAGCCCGCCCATGATCAGTTGCTTGGCAAGCAAGGATTCTTCCGTTGGGCTGAGATAGTTTGATTCTTCCAGTTCGTCGTGAATGTAGCCGGTGATCAGATCGCCACCTAGCCACAAGATGAGCGTGTCAATTTGCACGTCCTGGCGCTCTTTGCGCACCAGTTTTAGCCCGTTTTGAAAGAATCGCTTGGCCCGCGCGGTGGCGATGTCGGGGTTGTATTCGTTCAGGTAGTTGATCGTGGACGGCTCTACGCGCTCGCCAACGTGCCAATCGGAAGCCTGCCAGATTGCCGTGGCCTGCCCACCGTTTACGCTTAAGTCGGCTTCGATTTTGACCGGGCTAACGGACTCTTGCACGGAGAGCAATGCGGATTGCCGCGCCTCGCTTTCCTCAAGCTGGCGCAGCGTTTCATCGTACCGCCGCTTGGTTTCCTTTAACTGCGTTTCTAATTGAATCCGCTGCCGGTCGGTGGCCACCACATCGGCAACCGTTGGCTCTGGCGCGCTTTCCAGCCAGTAGCGCCCGCCATCTTCCCGCAATTGGCCGCTGCCGCGCAGTTCGTCTACGCGATCCAATGCCGCGCCGCGTGTGCAGCCCAGCACGGTGGCCAGTTCGTCCAGTGTGCGTGGTGTCTTGAGTGCGCTATGTAGCGCGTCTGTGGAAGGCGGTGCGAACGCGCTCGGCATCGTCGGCGCGGGCAGATCATCCGGGCGTGGCAGGCGCAAATACCGGCACACGCTGTCGCGGTGAACGCCAACGGCGCGTGCAATGGCTGACCGTGACGGCTTAGCATCCCCAGCGGCGACGCGCCGGTCGTGCTCAGCCCAGATCGCTTTGATTTTTTGCGGGGAAAGCGAAACCCCGACCTTATGAATGCTCAAACTCCCAACCCTTCGGGCACCATTCCGATAGTGTTCGGCCTGTGAGGAATGCGCTGCTGGCGCGTTGCCAGCCCCAAGCCTGCGCGAGCTTCTATTTATTGCATGGATTTTCAGGCAACGCTTCCATTGCCTGATCCCAACTGTCCGCTTCTTTCATCCGGTGAATGATTGGGGTCTGAGGTTGCATTTGGCGTTTGTGACAGCACCATTTGGCAACGCCCCAAACCGGATCGGTGGCGTGTGCGCGGTATATTGGCTCAATGTCTGCCATTCCAAACAGTTCGGCGTCAGCCAACCCCCAAGCAAAAATGTCGCTACAGAACACAAAGAGGCACACTTGATAGCCATCTCCTACGGGAACCGAATTGGCAAAGATTCTCCCGTCACGAAGAAGCACGGCTAATGCGATCTCTTCATCGAAAAACTCTTCTCCGTCCACCGTAGTTATAACTTGCGCGCTTAATTCATCCATAAACAAGAAAAACGCCCGCCGCCGTCCGACGCATCCCAGAATCAGCCAACGGCGGGCCTGTTAGCGTGTCGGGTGAGGATCACTCACCCCGTTGCCCTAAATTCGCCACCACAACACCCCTCACCGGCTGCCGTGGTGGTGCTTCAGTCAGTTGAGGTAAATCGTAAAAATCTTGACAGCATCGCAAGGTGACGGTCTGCGCGGAAATGACAACATCCGTCGCGTTCGCCACCACGGACGAACCGAGCAAGAGAAGTGTGAGAAGAAATGCTTTCATAGAAATTTGGCGACCGCCCGTAACGCGCACCGACCCCCGTCTTTGCGCGATTGCTGCCCTACAGCCGGGCGGTCATAGCGTTAGGGTTTGGTCGGCTTTTCCTGAGCTTCAAAATCCGCGTCCGCTTGCACGCTGGCAGCGGTCAATCGGTTTGCACGAAGACGCTCTTTTGCTGCCGTGGCAATATTATTCTCAAAGATCGCACCCAATTGTGCGCTGACAATGGCCAAGTCGTAGATAATTTCGCCTTTGGCGTTTTTCTTACAAGTGCCGTCAACTTCTTTTTCGCAAAGGTCAATACGTCCACGGCTTTCCACGTAAGGAGCAAGGTATGCAGCGAGTTTCCGATCTGCGGCTTGTTGCGTATCTGCCGCAAATCGCTGCGTAAAGCGAAAGGTTGCTGTTTGTTGTTGCGCCCCGATCAATGTCGAGGCGAGAACGAGAACGAGAATGGTCAAAAAGAAAAGTCGTTTCATAAATCCTCAATTACAAAGATATACGCGCCAGCGCGTTGAAGTTGTGTCATAGCGAGCGATGGCACATTTGCCCGCCGTTAAAGTCAAATCAGCACCCGTGGACGTGGTAAACCGATTCGCGGCAGTACTGCTTGCGTTTTCGTTTTGCAAGACAATGTCGTTGCTTCCGACGTTCCAGATTTCCATGATCTGGCCATCTATGTTGCCCTGTGACATTCCCGTCACATTGCGCGACGCATCGCTTGACCATCGCTGAAACCAACCAGTACCAGGAGCATAGTTGTTTCGATCAGCAGTAATCTGCGCAGGAGTACGCGCAGGGGTAGAGAACGTAGCAGGCGTGGTGCCTGAACCATTTCCCGCAAGTTGCAGAATGTTCACACCGCCACGCCGCAGCCAGTTGTCTTGGGAAAGATTGTCAATTCCTAGCTGGCTCAAACTGAAACCGTTTGAATTGACTATGCCGCGTTGCGTGCCGCTAGTAACAATGCCCAAGACTCCCGCGCCTATTGAGTAAATGCCGTCAGTTGCGGAACCAATTGCTAACGCAGGAGCGCCTGCGGCTCCCGCTTGCGTGATAAAGACCTGCCCGGCAGTACCAGTACCGATTCCCGCGCCGCCCGTTAGAACAATATTGCCGCCATTCGCATTTCCGCTTGTATTTCGCGCGGCTGCCCCACTGGTGATCGTAATGGCCCCGCCTGCGGCTGCACCTGTATTACTACCAGCCGTGGCGGCGCTTGCTGTAAGGTTGAACGGCGTTCCGGCTGTCGCGTTTGTAGCAGCAGCAGGAGCATTTGCGGTCAAACTGACAGCGTTTCCAGCAGTGTTGTTAGCAATGGTGATGTACTGCGTCGCGCTCGTTGTCGGCGAAAAGGCAAGCATTGGGTTGCCGTTTGCGTCGTCTAACTCCGTGGTGATGCGCGGTGATGTGGCGCGCAAATTACCTGATCCAGCGGTGACATTCGTACCATCAGATGTAAAGCCGGAAATTTCGCCATAGACGCCCGCGTTATTGTAAGGGATACGGGTATTGGTGCCGCTGGTAATCGTTGTGGTGCCCACGGTGATGCCGCCACCGCCACCACCGCAGCCCGTGCAACTGGTCACGGTCAGCGCGCCCGCCACGTCCAGCTTGGCAACCGTTGTGCCCGCCGCATTCTGAAAATCAAAGTAATTGCCGGTGGGTGATGTATCCGTATTCCGCTTGATCAACAGGCCCGTGATGTTGTTCGCGCCCAGCGTGGCCGAAATCTGCCCGCCGCTGGTTGGTGCCGCTACACCAAGGCCGAGATTACCAAACCGCGTGTTGCTCGTGGTGGCGATGTCCTGCGGCAAGCTCAATGTGACCGCGCCAGTGGCTGCGCTGGCCGTGACCTGGTTCGCGGTGCCCGTGATCGAATTGACCACGTTCGTTAAACTCGCTCCGCTCCCCGTGGGCGCAAGGTAATCCGTGCCTGCTACCGCCGATGAGAATCCGCCGCTCCCGTTGCCCTTCAGGATTGCGCTGCCGGAAGTCGCGGGCGCATAATCCGTGCCGCTCACAGCCGCGCTCACGGTGCCGCTACCGTTGGCTTTCAGGATGCCGTTGACCGTACCCGCGCCGCCATAGCTTGAACCAATCACCGCGCCATTCCATGTGCCCGTGGTGATCGTGCCCAGCGTCGTGATTGTGTTTTGGCCTGTGTAGGTGCTGGCAATCGTGAGCGTTGGATTGCCGCTTACGCCATCGCCATTCGTGACCGTGATCTTATCTGTCGTGCCCGTGATGGTGCGCGCCGCGCCTGTGCCCGCGCCTGTGCGCGCCCAAAGGCCGCTTGTCGAGTTCCCAGCGAGCGCGGTCAGATCGGAATCCAGGTCTTGCTTGTTGCCAAGCTGCGTCTGGATGGCCGACGTGACGCCTGACACATAGCCCAATTCAGTGGACGTGACCGAGGACGCCGTAAGCACGCCTGACGCATCTGTAACCGCCGCGCGTGACGCCGTGAGCGCCGCCAGCTTGGAAAGCGCAATCGCCGCAGATGCGGATAGCTCGGTATTCGTAATGCCGGACAGGCGCGCCAGTGGGAGCGTGCCGCTGCTCAGGTCTGACGCGCTGCGTGTGGTAATGTCCCCAAGGCTGGATGTCGTCTTATCAATCTGCGCCCAAGTGTAATCATTCGTGGCCGCAACGACTGCGCCGGTTCGCCCGAATACGGACGAAACCGCACCCCCACCGCCGCCCGTGCCGTTCGCCTTGGCCGTCACGCGCCCATAGGCATCAATCGTCAAATCGCAATTCGTACAGGTTCCCGCGCTCACGCCGGATGTCGCCAAATCTAACGCGCCGCTGGCAAAGTCGAACCGCGCGGAGGGCGTAATGTTTTCCGGTGCGCCCGTGCTAGCCGTGGTGCGCCCTAAGAGCACGCCAGAGCTAAGCGTCAGCCCGCTGGTCGTGATCGCGCCCGGCGCAACGTAATCCGTCCCCGCAGATGCTGTGGCCGGTGTGGATGTGCCGCTGCTAACCGTGTGCTTGAGCAGGCCGCTGGTCAGTGAGCCCAGGCTGAACTCCGCGCTCAGGCCAGATTCCGCCGTGCGCGTGATGAAGGTGGCGCTCGATGGCGCGTACCCGGTCGCGGTCAGCGTGCGCAGTGCGTCCGCCTCGCTTAGTAATTCGTGCAGATTGGCCGTGCTGCTGGCGGGAATGTAGAGGCGAATGCCGGAGCGGAAATCGTACCGCCCCAGGATCATATTAGCCCGGATTGTAGTGATAGATCGCTGCGGTACGGTGAAAGAAACAGCACCCGTGCTAGCGTCAGATGTTACCGTCTGAGCTACTGTCTGAATAACTGCGCCATCAACTTCAACTTGCACAATCTGAAGCGTGCAAGAGGTGCAAGGCACGTTCGTGGTTTTCAGGAGAACGCCTGACACTGTGCAGGAGCTAACCGTTTGTGCGCGAGCGGATAAGGTGAGCAGCGCGAAAAGCGCGAGTAGAAAAGAAAGGCGACGCATCCCGGAATCCTCGAAATTCCAGGATGAACGCTGTGGCTCAGCGTGCGGAGTATAACAAAAAATCACAGGAATGGTGATTTTTCTCTTGCGGAACTAGGCGCGCTTGCGGTACTATGCGCTTGTCAGTTGGCAAGCACGCCAGCGACGAACCGGAGGAAAAGTAATGGCCAGCTTTTGCACTTACTGTCAAAAAGATTTCACCGAAGGCGAGAAACCTGTGCGCGCCAATCGGGGCGCACTAGGAAAATGGGCGCACGCTGGTTGTAAGCCTGTCAGCGGCAGTCATACGGCGGCTGGTTGGCGCGTCGCAGTCAGCGAATCCACAAACCGCAACGTTCCCGTCGGTCTCACCAAGCAGTTCGTGAATGAGTGCAAAGCGCGCGCGTATGCGGCTGGCCTTGAAGCCTTTGGCGGTGTTACATGTACCGTCTCGGAAATTTAATCACCCCCCGCGAGCCTGCCCCGCTCGCTCACAGGAGCACGACATGACCAACAAGCAACTGAAAGACATCATTGAAATGACGAGCTACGAAACCCGCTCCTACAGCGGGCGCGGCATGTATGGCAAAGAATGCCTCGCCTTCACTGCCGACGCTGGGACATCGAGCTTCGTCGTCGCGGCGGATTTGATGGAAGCGGCACTTTACGCGGGCGAAGATTTCATTGAGTCAGTTTTGGCAGCAATGCGGGGCATCCGAACGGACAGCCTGGGACGTGGCACGGTGTTCTACTTTCCAGGCGTGCCCGCTGACGGGCTTCGCTTTGAGGAAGCGGAAGACGAAGGCGACGCACCGGGCGAAGGCAACCCGGCACAGTGGCGGTAAGGAGGGGCGCTATGACCGAGCAACAAACCAAGGAGCTTTTCAATATCCACATCGTCACGAACGACGCCCGCACCATCTTTGCCAGCGGTCGCGACTTCTTGGAAGCGTTCGAGAAAGGCGCAACCATCGAAGGCGCATTTCTGGTCACAGCGTACTGGTTTCACCGTGAAATTCCTGCATGGATCGCCGCGCTTGACCAGCTTTACGTTGAGTACGAGTTTCACCATGGCCAGCGTGTTGACCTCGCCATCAAGTATCTGCGCGCACAGGGCGTGCAATGCCCAGAGTTCACCGATTACCTGCTGCGCCAGTCTCGTTACGGGACTGCGCCAGCGGGGAGCGTCAGCGATGTGGTATTAGGAGCGTTCCACCGCTCGCTGGATTGGAGCAATGAATGACAGATCAAGGCTTAATTGGCAAAACTGTCTATTGGGTAAGCGTTGGCCACATCTCGCGCGGTGTGGTCAGGGATAGCCGTGAGGTTATCTGGCCTAACGACACGCTCACGATTGAGCATGTGGACGGATACAAGCAAACTATCGGCGCGTCACGCGTCCACTGCGATCCGCTTGATGCCGCCAGAGAAGCGCGGGAATGCGCGGAGGCGCTGCTGGATGCAGCGAATCAGTTGGAAAAGGAGGCAAGCGAATGAACCCAGACCACAACGCCCTAAACCACTTTCTTGCAGCAGCAATGGGCGAGGATGAATTTCTGCCGCGATGCTTCGCGGAACGCCACGCCATCAACGGCGATGGCGATTGTTTGGATTGCGGCATTGACGCGCACGAATCGCCGCAAGTGCCGCCGGATTATGCCGGGAATCAAGCGGAAAGCAGACGCTTGCTGGCGTGGATCAACCGGCAATACGGCGGGGTAAGGTTGCGGTTTATGAAACACTTATGCGACCTGTGCGAATTGCACGCCCCGCTATCGCTCTTAGAGGTGCTAACGCTGATGGCTGAAGTGCCACTGCTCGCGATTGCGCAGGCAGCGGAGTTGACGATTAAAGAGAAGGAGGCAAGCAAATGAACCTGATTAAGCTTATCAAGCAATGCTTATGCGATCACAACTGGATCGCGCGAATTAAGGAAAGCAAAGAGAAATGGCAACCCGATACGCACTGGCGCGTAATCGCCGCTGAGTATCGCTGCCCAAAATGCGGGAAAACGCGCCCAATGGACGAAGAAGAGGCGCAACTACTCGCGGAGGCAAGCAAATGAACGAATTTACCCAAGAAGAAAAAGCCAAACTGCCCAAGTGGGCGCTGCAAAAGATTGAAATGCTTGAATCTGAACGCCAGGCCGCAGTCACAGCGCTGCGACGGTACACTGACGAGCAAACGGGAAGCCCGTTCCGCGTGACTGAATTAGAGTGCATCGGCGAACAAGTCGGGCCGACATTCATCACGCGATACATTCAAGCCTACAAAATGGAAATCGCTTGGAAGGGCGTAGAGCTTACTGTTATCACTAAGGATGATGGCATCTTCCTATCTTGGGTGGCAGAAAATCAGAGCGTGCGCAATTTCGTAGGCTTAGTGCCCCTCGCGTTCCAACAGGCCACATTGCGCGCGGAGGCAAGCGAATGAACCAATGGCAACCAATGAGCACTGCGCCGAAGGACGGCACGAAAATTCTAGGCTGGCGGAAGGATTGCGGCGTTCTCTTGATTCGTTGGGATTGTGCCGCATCGTTCCTAACCGCTGACGAACGGCGGCATATGGACGAAGATTACCTATCCGCGATGGATTGGTTTTGCGCCGATTTCATCACCGGCGCGCGTCTTGAGGGCGTAGACGTGCTAACGCATTGGATGCCGCTACCGGAGCCACCACAGGAGGCAAGCGAATGAACCCAGAATCCGCTTACGAGTGCGTCGCGTGTCCCAACGTCTTTGGAGACTTCGAGGAAGCTGCCCACTGCTGCGGGTATGGCTACTATGACGTGTTCCTGTGCGGCGAGTGCGGCACAAGCTATTTCACCGAATATGAGGCAGAGGCGTGCTGCCAGGAGGAAGAAGATGATTCGCTTTGAATATGAATGCGCGGGCGAAGGCTGCGGCTTTGCGTCCGACGATATGCAAGAGGCGCTGGATCACTGCAATGCGGGCGCGGACACACTTTACATCTGCGCAAATTGCGGTAAACGGCACGGATGGGAAATCAATGCGCAAGCGTGCTGCCAAGAGGGAGAAAACGAACAATGAGCACTAACCGGATTGCTATAAACTACTACGCGCGACTTGCTAGTGAGGCGCAAGAGGAACTCGCCCGGCTTCAGTCCGGCATTGCCGCGCTCCGCGAGCAGTGGCAAGCCCGGCAGAATGCGTGGCTGACTGAGTTTGACGAGGAAATGCAAAAGGCTGGACGCGCAGAACGTTCCCTTATTCTAGCCGGTCAGCGGTACGCGATGGCTTGCGTCCTTGAGGAACTCGACGCGCTCTTTCCCGTGGAGGCGTCCCACCAATGACCACCTTTATCACGGTGCCCGCCGCCGCGCAGCAGTCCGGGCTGAGCGAAAAGTACATCCGCAAGCTGTGCCACGATGGCACGCTCCGCGCATCGTGCGTACAGGAAGCGCGCGGCCCGGTCTGGCAGATCGAGCGCGCCTCGTGGGAAGCGTATCTTGCGGCGCGTGACGGCTGGCTTGGGGATGTGGCGAAGGTGCTGGCGGGCAAGGCTCACACGGCAGCAGAAATTACCACCGCGATCCGGCACGCGCTAGACACGCACGGGCTGGAAGTGCGGCGGACGATACGGAAACCAAAGACGGGTTAAGGAAATAAAGCTACTCCCCGCCAGCAATCCACAGTGACGCCTCATTGCTGATGCGCCCATCGGCCCACACGCGCACGCGCAGCTTGCCGCATACGCCAGCAGGCAGCATAAAGGTGAGCGTGTGGTTGCCGGGCGCGATCAGGTTGCCGCGCGATACGGTTGCTGCAATCCAGCGGTCATCCAGTAATACCCAAACGTGGCGCGCATTGCGCCAGCCCGTGCCCCATAATTGCACGCCGGTTTCGCCGATGTTGGCGGGTGGCTGGCAATTCGTCTTTAACTCTGGAGTGCAGAGAATGCGCGGCCAATAGCCATCCCAGGCAATGCCCTGCGCGCTTTCAAACTCCGTGAACAGTCCCGGCGATGTGTTGGCGATCACTGCCCAGCCACACCACGCCGCACCATCTGCGCGGGACACTTCCACACGCCGCCAGCCCCAATCCACAGCGGGCACAATCACCTGAATTTGCCGCGCGGAGAGATACCGCAGCCGCGCCGGTTCGCCACCGATCAGCACGCGCACGCCCGCCAGAGACGCGGGCGGGTTGGTGTAATTGCCCGCGATGCCTTCCCCGTCCGTGAAGCCTTCGCCTTCGATTACCGCAACGCAATCCGCCGCGAGCACGCCGGAACCACTCGCAATGTTGCGGATTTGTAACGGTCGCGAGGCAGCATTGGCCGCCAATGTGGCGCACGCAGCAAACGCCAGCGCCAAAATAAAGAGCAGCATCCAGCCTGTGCGGCGCTGTACTTCGTTCATGATCTTCACCCTCACCTTCACCTGTCACCAAACAACTTTCTAGGGCACGTTGTTAAACGTTACGCTTCCACTACGCGGAAAGAGTAATCCACGCCACAGCCGCCCGCCGTGGCTTGTGCTTTAATATCAGAGTCAAAATAAAAAACGTGCCGCACGCTGCGGAACGGGCTATCCCAGATAAAGGGCAGCTTCCCGTATTGGTTCTGCCAGAACGTGCGCACGGTGCCGTATTCGCTCACGGTGCGGTTGCGGAAGTCCCATTCGTGCGCCTGATACGTTTCTTCATCGGCATCTTTGATGCGGAAACTGACCGTGCGATCCTCTGCCCGGCTGACCAACAATGTCCGCTTATCTTCCCAATTGAGTGGCGTGTTCGGGTTATACGAGAAATGATTCAGCACGCGAATTTCCTGACTGACGGTGTATGTCCCATTGGTAGCCGTAATCTTCGCCGTCAGGCCCGCCTGATTCGGTGCCGTCCACGTCACAGAGGAACCGGATGACGAACTGAGCGTGCCGATGGTTGCCGTCCAGTTGATCGTGCCGGTCATGTTTGTCGTCAGAGTTAGCACTTCACCGAGCTTGGCTGCATCCACGCTGAGGCTTGACGGATTGGTCACGGTCATTACGGCGGGAATCGTGATTGTGATGCGCGCGTCTTGCGTGGTGGAGTAGGTGGCCTTCACCACCGTGGTGCCGGGCGCACTGGGGGCCGTGAAATAATCGTTCGTGAAGGAACCGGAACCGCTCACCACAGCCCACGTCACCAGCTTCTTTTGCGCGCGGTCGTAATTCGTGCGGAACCGTACCACCTCGCTGGGCTGAAGCGTGAGCGCAATCGGGCCATCAATGGAAAGCGGCTCAATGACCGGCACAGCGGTTGCGGTTTGCAGAGACAAGCCTTCAATCGCGCAGCTTAGCGCGTACACGCCCGGTTTTACTCCTGCGGTATAAAGCACCTTCCAGACATCCGTTGAATCGTCCAGCGTGCCGCCTGACACTGACCACGTATTTTCTTGCGCCGTGTCCAGCTGTGAATCAGCATCTAAATCCCAAACTCCCGTGAACGCGGGAACCGTAATTTTAGGCGTCCCGCTTGCCATCGTGCCAACAAAGTCCACAGAGGCGCGGATCGGGTACGCGGTCGCGGTCGTGGGCGTGTATTCAACGGCAATTTGCCCGTTAATGTACATTCGCAGCATATGACCCGCCGCTTCAAAGTAATACTCGTCTGCTGCCACAACTGTGTGCGATACGGTTGCCAGCGTTACGCCGTCCTGATCCTTCACCACCGTGCTGGTCGGGCTGATGTAAGCAAACAAGCCGTTGGAACTCACGCCAAAGAGGCGCAGTTGCACTTCGCCACCGCTGCCGGGGAGCATATGACTGCTAAACGTCCATGTGACGCCCGCAATGCCCGCGTGAACGCGTTGCACAATGTTGGCGTGACAGTCTCCGCTGCTGGTGCGCGACAAGGAGTGGTCGCTTTGTACGGTCACGTTTGTTAGCAGATCCCAAAGAACAGGCGGCGGCTGTGTGCGCACCCGGAAATAAACCTGATCCTCCGGGTATAAGTTGATGCTTTGCGGAAAAATTTCATATGCCATTTACGGTGTCACCTCTGGCTGCACGGGGAAATGATCGTCGTCCGAATAAATTACGCCTTCGCCGGTAATCGCCTGCACGGTGAACTCGCACTCATCGGCGCTTTTTTCCGCACTCAGCAACGTCGCTTCCAGTACAAGGCAACGCTGGTACTGCCAATCGGGAATTGAGTGCGAAACCGTGACAAAATCGCCCGGCATTACGTGGAGCGCGGCCCCGGTGGCGCGAAACGTTGCCACCTGCGGGTAATCGCATTCAAGGCGAAGCTGCCGCGCCAGCAGGCGTTGCGCTTGCGAGCGGTACATATTCGGGAATGCCCGCTCTGATGCGATTTTGCCGACTTTTTGAATCAGCGCCGTGTTTTGCGCGGTTGTGCTGGTTTCCGTCAGGTAGGGATCGTCAAGGTCGCGGAACTTCGCCGTGACGTAGTTGATGCGCTCCCGTGTGTCGCGCGGGGAGACTTGAAATGTGCCGGTGACGATGTTTGATTCGCTGAAGTGGTGCGTAAAGTCGGTGTCTGTGGGCAGACGGAATGTGATGCGCTCCCCGTCATCCTGCCACCACGTTGCACAGGTCGCGCAGATCGCATCCAGCGCGTCGGCTAGCGTGACCTCGCCCGTGAAAGCAACGTGGCATTCAAAGCGCGGAATCGTGCGCGTGGTGGTGCCATCATTCCAGGAAATCGTTTCGGCGCAGTATTCGCGCAGTTCCAGGTATTTGTCCCAATTGACGCGCGCCTTCAGCTTGGCCAGCACGGTTGTTTCATCGTTCGGGTAGCGCGCCTCATAGTAGCGGCGGATCGCATCCACGGCGATGTCTGCCGGATTCGCGCTGTACACGCGGCTGCTTGAGGGCGTGCCGCTCACATCGTAGGTGTACACCTTCTTGCATTTTGCGCGCCAGCGGATTTTGTCAGGCCGATCCTCCGTGCTCTTGGACTCCGGCAACAAGACCGCCAGATATGCGGTGCCGCTGTATGCCAGCCCGGAGCTAAGGAATGAGTCTACCGGCTGCGTCGGGTCAGTGGTCGAGGTTGAGATCGTGCCGGGGTAAAAGTGATAGCCCGGCGTCGTCGCGTCCGGGGATGAACTGATCGTGTCTCCGGCATACCAGCACGTAACAACCGAATCCCACACGCCTTCGCCACCCGCCACAACCAGCTTGCTTGACGGTGGCGGCCCCGCGTCGTACTTGTGAACGATGAGGAAGCCACCCACCAGGTGTTCACCATAGGCGTCCGCCAGCAATCCGCCTTCCGCTTCCGCGACGAACTGCGTTAGCGATGATTCTTCCGCATCGCTGACCGTGCTGCCGGACGTGCCGCCCGCGTTTGGCGTGGTCGTGTAGCCGCTTGAGATTTCGTCAAGATTGAACATTCCCGGCATTTATGCGGCCCCCTCTGAGAGCGCCGCAAAGAGCGGCAATTCCGTTGTGTGTTTGGTTGCTGGCACGGCGCGGCGGGCGCGTGCTGTGGCAATATCCGCAACTGGTGCGGCGGTGCTGATTGCGGCCAAGCGGGCTAGGCGCTTTTGGGCTAGCTCGACGTAATCAATGTTTAATTCAATCAGAACCGCGTTTCTGCGGTTCTCGATGGCTACTTGTGCCGTCGTGCCACTGCCGCCGAACGGATCAAGTACCGTGCCGCCTTCGGGACAGCCCGCAAGAATGCACGGCTTAATCAGGTCGGGCGGGAACGTGGCAAAATGGGCTTCCTTATAGGGCTTCGGTGCGACTGTCCAGACGGAGCGGCGGTTGCGCCCGTTAGGATGATTACCAAAGCCAGACGCGCCTGGTGCGTAGGCATTATTCAGCCATGCCGTGCCATGCCTTTTTATTGCCTTTAGAGTCGGGTCAAAAGGTCTGTTTTGTGCAGGTTCCCTCACAGCATCCGCATCGTAAAAATACTTCGGCGACTTGCTCAGCAAGAAAATCTGCTCGTGCGCTTTCGTCGGCCTGTCCTTCACGCTTTCCGGCATCGGGTTGGGCTTGTGCCAGATAATTTCGGAGCGCAAGTACCAGCCGTCCGCACGCAGGGCAAAGGCGAGCATCCAGGGAATGCCCAGCAAATCCTTTTGCTTTACTCCTTCACCGCGCTTCGGTTTTAGCCCGGCTATCCTGACGGCTGGCCCGCCTTCATTTGCATTACTTCCGCCACTGTTGGCATTCCCCGCATAGCTGTCCCCAATGTTCACCCATAGCGTGCCATCGTCTTTCAATACGCGCCGCACTTCGCGGAAGACTTCGACCAGCCGTGCAATGTACGCTTCCGGTGTTTCTTCTAGGCCAATCTGCCCGTCAACACCATAATCGCGCAGGCCGTAATAAGGCGGTGATGTGACGCAGCAATGAATGGATTGCGATGGCATTGCACGCATCACTTCTAACGCGTCTCCGTGCTCTATCCTGAATCGTTCCACCGTCACCATCCCCCTTACGCTGACACACGCACGGCTGAAAACTTCGGTTTCAGCCCACTAGAGTTGTATGTGTCCTTCGTGCTCCCGCGTTCGTGGTAAACCGCGACTTCCACGTAATCCCCCGCGCTCAGATTCACCATCCCCGACACATTGAAAGACGGATATTGCGTTGTCACGTTTGGCAACACGTAATCCACACCCGCCACAACGTCCGTGCGGTTTTTGTAAATCCGCGTCAAGATGCGAAACTGCGCGCCCCCCAGGTCATCCCAGGGAACCGTGGCAGTCACAACGTACTTGCCCGCCGTCGTAGCCGTGATGCGGGAGTTATTCGTTACCGTGTCGTGCATCGTGTCTGTGTCGGCAATCTCGGTGGCGAAATCAATATAGGTCAGCGTGGAATTGCTGATGCTTTGCGTGCCAGACGCTTCCACTTCGCAATACGGCACATTGCCGCCCAACTCGTACTCCGTCCCGGCGTCGTTCTTGTAGTACAGCCCCGACGTTGACCCTTTCGCCTTCGGGTAAATGACCAATGTGTCCGCGCTGGGCGTGCTTGGTGCGGATCGCTCTTTCAGGTTGAGCGAGCCGGAGAAGAAGCCGTCTGTCCAGCGGTTATCGCTGCCCCCGAACTGGTAGGTATTTGTTGCCTCAGGGATCAGGCCAACAGCCCGCAGCGAGAACACGCCCGTCCCGTTATGCAAAAACAGCGTGTCGTGATTCGTGGTCGTACCGATTTGCAGGTACGAACCGCCAAGTAACTGAAAGCGCCCGCTGACCGTGCCATCCGAAAACGCATATTGCGGATTACTGCCCGCCGTGATCGTCAGGTTTTGCGCGGCGTACGTGGTGGCACCGTTCCCCATCACGATCCCGGTGCCGAAATAGCCGTTGCGGAATTGCTTCGACGAACTGCCCGCGTCAATCGCATTGTCTGTGCCGGGTAGCAGGCTGGTATTGATCGCCACGCTCGCCAGATTAGAAAGCGCCGTGTTGGCCCCGCTGCCACCGCCGGAGCTATTTCCACCGCCAAAGGTCAGATAGTTGGTGCCATCCGAATAAACCAGCAGCGAACCGTAATTTGTGTTAATCGTGGCCGAGGCCGCGCCGTCAATCGTCGAACCACCGCCCGCGTTCACTGTGATATTGTGCGTTGCCGCGATGCCTGATCCATCCTTCACCACCACCCATTCACCAGGCCGCAAATAGCCCCCGTACATCAGCGTGACCGTGACGCCTGCGCCGGAGTGCCGCATATCCACCAAGCGCGTTCCCTGGCTCTCCACGGTGTAGGTTGCGGTCGGTGCCACGCGGTTCATCACATCCAAGCGGCGCAAGGGCACGCTCTTATCTGTCGCAAGCGACGTGTCCCAATAGGTTGTGCAGCCGTTGTACGTGCCAAACTGACCGGCGGGCGCAATGCAGATCAGCGGCGGATTGCCTTCGGACTCGATAGGCTCCCCGTTCGCGTATGCCGTCCCGGCGCTGTCCGCGTCTGCAAAAATCGTCTGCGGGTCAAGCATGCCGGGCGAACAATTGGCAATCGTGGCCGTGCGGAACCGAATCGGGCGCACACCGTTTGCCCCTTTAACGAAATTATTCGCACCAAGCAGGTTGATCACCGAACCGCTGCCGCGCACCTCAATCCCCGTGGCCTGAAATGCCTCGAAATTGCAATTCAGGAAGCTGACATAGGCCACCGAATTGGACGCGTCGCCATAGGTCGTGTCCTGGCCGACAATCACGCACACCGATCCCGAACCTGACGGGTCAATGCCGTTGCATCCCTCCATCAAGATGGTGCGCGTCTGACCGCGCCGGAACCGGTAGGCAATCGGGTTGCTTGAGGTCGTATCGTGCGCGTAACAGTTCAGCAGGTGAACGCACGGGCCGTTGGTGTCAATGTCAAACGCGGGAACCCCGGACGTTGCCGCTAGATTCCAGTTGGTTGCGTGAACGTCGGCAATGCGCACGTTGAACGCCGAACCGCTGCCCGTGTCGAAATACACCGCGCGCCCGCCTGTGTTCGTGATGCGCACGTTGCTGATCATCACGTTGAACGGCTCATTGCCGCTCGAATGAATGTAGATTCCGTGGTTTGCGCTCGTACCGCTCCCGCCATAGCCTTCCAGCGAAAGGTTCTCAATTTGCACGGTATGGCTGACTGTGGACGTGCAATCAATATCAATGACTGCTTTGTTAGAAACGCGAGATTTCAAGATCGTGCGGCCCGGCCCGTCACCAAAGATGCGGATGCTGTTGAGGTTATTCCAATCTAGTTCATCCAGCATGTAGGTGCCCGCAGGCAGATACAGCGGACGCCCCTGGCTATTAGCTGCCGTGAGCGCATTCGCAATGGCGGTTGTATCGTTTGCGCTGCCATTGGCGAGCGCGCCAAACTGTGCGCTTTTCGCGTTGATGGAGCCGACATTGCCGAGGATGTTCACCTCTGTCTGCTCGTCCGTCGCATTGTTCGTAATGGCAACTGATCCGGCAGTCAGTGCCAGGAACGGTTGCATCGCATAGCTGGTGTTTGTTGTGCCGTCGGTCGTTTTAATGAGTTGGTTGTTTGACGGCGTAGGCAATGCGGCAGCGCCCGCCACAGAGGCCGCTGATTCGATGTACACAAACCCGCCAAACCTCGCGCGTTTCAACGGTGAACCGTGCCGCCCGTGGCACCCGCCGCTGTCATCCAGCAGGCCATTGCAGGTCAGTTCCGCGCCGGAATGGCCGCACTCTTTACCGCGAAAACGCCCCAACTCCTGCCACGCGCAATTCCGCCGGACAGGGTGATATGCACCCACCTTTGTCCCGGCATAGCCTTCGCTGACCAGTTCCAGGCGCACAACGTTTTCCAGAATTTGCACGCCCGCAACAACGCCCGTCAGCAAGATTTTGTGAATCTTCGCACCGCTGCTTTTCTCCGTCCACAGACGCCCAAAACGCGCTTCTGCGCCATAGAGCGCATCTGCCAATTCCAGGAACGACACGCCCAACACCGTGTCCACGTTCTGCAAGTCCACCGTCACGCGGTCGCTGGCACGCGTCAGGCTGGTGCGCACATTGCCGGTTTCCCGCAATTGCCGGTCATACGTCACCCCATCAATTTCCAGCTTGGCCGTAGCGAAGTAGTAATTTTGGTTCGCGGTGATCTCTGAGGGGATGCGCAGTTCCAACGTGGAATGCGTCGCAATGCCAACATTGCGTGCGAGTAGGTTGCTCAGCCCTCGTGGAAATGTGCGCGCCATTAGCTCACCTCACGATTGCGGCGCGCTTCCTGGTTGGCGCGGATAATCACACGGCGTCCGTCATCAGTGGACGCAGCCACGTCCAGCAATTTGCTTGCCGTATCGCTGCCCACCGTCCACAACGGCCCTTGCAGGTTGATCACGATGGGCGCGCCTTCTGCCGCGCGTCGTCCGGTTGTGACCAACCCACCCAGCGCGAACGCCTGCCCGCCGTCCGGCGTCGGTGCGCCGCCTCCTGGCACGCCTGCCCGCGCAAACACATCACTCCCCGCCATTGCGGCGATTGCTTGTTGATGCCGCACCGTTAAGACCATTTCGCCCGGTGAGAGCCACGAGAGCACGGTGTCACGGCCCGGCGTGGGCGTGCCCGGTACGATGCCGCCAAAGGCAAACTCTGGCACCAACCGCGCCGCCGTTTTCGCACGCGTGGCTTGTTTTTGCACTTCAGGGATGACCTCTTTCTCAAAGAGCGCTTGCAAGTCGCGCGTTTGGTTCTTCAACCGGCTTTCACGCACGGATTTTGTTTTCAGCGTGCCAATTTGTTGCTTGAACACGTCCAGAATGTCGCGGTTGAATAACTCCCGCGCCTGGGAGACTGTCACCTGTATCTGGTCGGTTTCGACCTGCTTGCGCAGATCACGGATGCCGTCAATGGCTTGCTGCAAGAAATCGCCGGATGATCTTTCATCGCGGCGGCGTTGCCGTGCGCGGCCTAACAGGAAGATTGCCGGAAGCGCAGCGGCAGCGGCAATCGCTGTGATCGGATTGCTAAACAGAGGGGCAAGGAAACCAAGAGATGACAGCGCTCCCCCCGTCCCGATAATTGCAGGAGCAGCCGTAAGGCCAACGCCTAACAACCCGCCTGCGATGCCACCTAAGACGGACGTAAGACGATCTGTGCCCAATCCCGCGCCAAGTGAAGCGCCAAGCAACGGCAATGCACCAGCAAGCGCACCGCCGCCGCTCCCTTTAGGCAATCCGAAACCGATCCCCTTGAACAGACCTGAGAAGTTTTGCCCTAGCAGACCTAAGAACCCTTTAGAGCCTCCCCCGGAAAGAGAAATGGCGGTCTGGATTCCTTGTGATGTTGTAGACACAGGACTGGGCAAAATCGGCAAGTCTATGCCGGACGCTGAGCGCGGCGCGCTGATCGCGGAAAATCCCTGCGAAAGAATGTTTCCGATTCCGGCTGTCGCTAGGGAAAGCGGATTCGCCGACGATGCAGCACCGCCACCGCGCCCGCCTCTGAAAATATTGGCAATCTGGCTAAAGAAGCCGCCGCCGCCACCACCTCCCCCTGTGC